AACGGCTCCGCGCTCTGCGGGGTAATATCGACCATGTCCTGGATTTCCTCGGCGCTGTGCAGACCGCGCAGCACGTCGGCGAACTTGTCGCGGCCACACCAGCCTCGAGCGCGCCATTGCAGCATGCGTGCCGGGTGGTCGGTCCATGGGCCTGCCTTGCCCCACAACTTGGCGTGCATCGCGTCGTCGCGCGTGTAGGTCTGGACGGTGGGCGTCTTTTCGCCTTTGCGCCACATCTTGCAAGTGGCGCTGACCGGGCCATCCTTGGCCCATTCCATCGTTTCCTCGACGTTCTCAAGGAGACCGCTCGCCCGGATGAGAGCTAAAAGGCCATCACCATAGACGCTCGGCATGCCGTTGATCACCGCGATCGACTGCAGAGAAGCCATCGGCGTGAACCCCACTTCAAGGCCGTGCATAATGGCAATCGCTACCTTGTCGGGCTCTGGCACGGGCTTGCCATCGACGAATACGATCTTCCCATAGGAATCCGTCCGGCAATAACTCTTCGGCGCCATGTTGGCCCGGCAGATAGCTCCGGCGATCGCAGTGATCTCCTGCCAGCTTTGCGGCACGATGGCATTCACGATAGTGCCGCGTGCGCGAGGGGCGGGCAGATTATCGGTCGGTGCTTCTGCGGCAATTTTTCTGGTGGTGTTGTTCGTGTTCTTGGTGGTCGTTGTCGTGGCCATGGGGCTCTCCTAATCTATCTGGATGCGATCAGCTTCGTATGTTGCGGATCCGACGAGATCGCGCACCCCTTCCGGATTTTGATCTGTGCCCGTAAAGCGGTTCTTCTCCAGAACAGCATGGGCGACCGCCAAAGCGATTCTCATATTCAGGAAAACATCTCTCCTGATCGTGACGGTCTCTTTCATTTAGCCCCTCACCACCGAGTTGAATTCCTCATAGAGTTCGACGCCCGGAATCGTCAGATCGCAAGTGCCGTCCGGCTTCACCGCCGCCTTTACGGCAGCCCTGAGAAGCTGGTCGCTGGACATGCAGAATTTCCGCGGGACCTTCTTTTCATCGATCACGCGGTGTTTCCATTCCCGCTTCAGCGACGACGTGGTGCCCAAGCTCGATCGGGTGCGGGTGAGCTCGGCCGGCCGCACCGCCGCCGCTTCCTTGGCTTCTTGGGCCTTCTGTGTGACCGCGCCAGCGAGTGCTTTCTCCTCCGCCGTCTCGGCATCGGCCCGCAAGCGCGTGGCCTCTTCCGCAGCAATCCGGGCCTGCTCCTTCAACTTGGCCTGCTCCTGGATATAGACCGCAGTGTCATAGTCTGTACGCTTGGCCAAGAGGCGCTTCTTGAGTTCGGAAATCGGCGCGCGCATGCCGCCGAAGTGACCGTCGATCACGCGCTCGGCAGCCAGGTACGGCGCCTTCTCATCAACCCGCGTCGCGTCCGCCACCTTGTCGAACTTGGTGCACTGCGCGACCATAGCCGACACCTTCTCCGCCGTATCCAGATCCTCCAGTTTTTCCGGCACGCGCCCCTCTGCGTCCAGCAACTCCGCCATCCGCTTCCGGAGATCCTTGACGATATCCTTCTCGTCCAGGTTCTCCTTGATCTGCTGCGCGGCGTCGATCCCCAGGCTATTGTCGCCGATGCCTACCAAGCTCATGTCAATCTCCTACGCTTAGATGGTTCAAAACGGAGTATCATCATCATTCTTGGGCGACACGGTAATGAACGTTCGCCAATCCAGGAGACGCTCAGGGGTGCTCTCGACGAACCCCTGAAGCCTCGCCAGTTCCTCGTTGATGCCGGAGAACCTCGCCTTTTCACTCCTAAGTCGCTGCGCCTCATCCCGAAACGAGGAAAGGGCTGAATCGAGCCGTGTATTGTCAGCACTGAGTTCTTCAACCCGCTCCAGCAACCGATTGAAAGCGTCCATCCCGTCCACGTCCATTTTGATCTCCTGTTAAAAGGGTACGCGACTTTTGAAGTGGTCGATCGCCTGGCTTGGCGACGCATCCGGAAGATCAGGCCGATGCACCGTCGCATAGGCCGAGTGAGCGACCATAAATTCATAGTCCGCTTTGGTCGTGGCTTCGATACTGCGCAACTGGATGCCCTCAACTTCGATCGGTATCTGGTCGCCCATGAGAATGGCCCGCGGGTTCGTTTCATTGCGGACCAGCGCCTGCCATCGCGGCGAACGGTCTAACTCTTCACCATCGATCACCGGGGGGCCACACCACGTCATCACGCCGACGTAGGGACCCCCTTTCGCGAACTTTGCGCGCCAGTAGAAACGCTCGCTCACCACGGCTCCTCGTAAGAGCCAGTGAGTAGGACCATCTGGCCACCGTACTGCATGACATTCGCAGACACTTCGGCGCGATTGACGGGATTGTCGATCTGGCAATAGCAGATGATGTTATTCTTGACGTCTAAGCGCGCGACCCACTTCACCTCCACTTTGCGCGGCGGGGGCGGGAGGAGGTCGCCATTCATCTGGCCGTCAGGGTAGACACGACCGTCTTCGTCCCATAACTGCGTATGACTATGAGGACCTGCAGATAGCCAGCCAAGAATGGGACGTGCTGAGACAGTTAAGACAGGCTGCATATGAGCGGGACAATCTGTGGCGACAATCACCATCATCAGACCGTCGCGCGTCATCACCAGTGCGCGGCCCTTATCGTCCTTGGGATAGTGGCCAGATTCTATGTGTTCCTTGACGTTCATATTGCCTCCAATCGCTTGCCTATCCGCCGCCCGATGAGCGGGCGACGTCAAGGGAAACGGTCAGTTGCAGGTGATGGAGTTCGTACCCGGCACCATGGTGCAGTTCGGCGGCGGAGCGTAGGCGGCCTGACGCACGGACACCGGAGCGACTGCGACCGGCCGAGGAACGGCCCTCTCACGTTCCTGGATGGTCTGGGCGCACTGCGGCTCGTTGGTGCGGGAAATGGCGTTCCGCACACCTTCGATGTCGCACATACGCTCCTTCGCCGCATCGGGCATACGGAGCGTGGTGGCAAGCATGATGGCCTCACGCTGCGCCTTGCAGTCCTTGCTCTCGCTCGTGAAGCTAGCGCTCACCAGCCAGATCGCGCCCGACCAGGCGACGCCGCAGTCATTGAACGTGCCGGTCGACGGCGCGTTGGTGCTGTTCATGATGAGCTGGGGCTGCGAAAGCAGACCAGAAGCCGAGGCCGCTGCAGAGGCAGCACCCGCCGCTCCTGCGCCGCCCAGCGCACCCGGCATGAAGATGGCGCCAACCGCCTCCGCCCCGGCAACCGCGCCGGACGTCGTGGTGTTCTTGCTCGTGGCCTTGGTGGTCTGTGCGTGACCAATGCCCGGGATTGCTATCAAGCACATGACAGCCAGCGCCCCGCTGATTAACTTCTTCACTGGAACTCTCCTATGGGTTTCTGTCTGGGTAGAGGGGTCGAGGCGCTACGAACGCCTCGACCGGCCCCAACCTAGAAGTGCAGTTTCACCGACGTCGTCTTGACCTTCTGGGTGGCAGACCCAGCGCCGATCGATTCCGACATGCCCCCACCGGAGCCAGCCGAGCCGCCGAGCCCGAGCGAGCCGCCGACGATCGTGGTGTTGTTGCCGGTGACATAGCCCTGGGTGACCTGCGAGCTGTTGCCCGTGGTCTTGGCCTTCACGTCGCCAGCGGCCACGCCGCTGTTGGTCACGCTGATGCCGGTCACGCCGAGCAGTGCCGTACCGCCGATGGCGCTCGTGCCGGACTGCGAGCCGCCCGCCGCCTCGGCCCCGGTCTGGCTCTTGGCCTGCTTGACCGTGAGCTTGCCGTCGAACGCGAAGGCCGGAGAGGCCAGCGCCGTCGATACGGCCAATGCAACGATGAACTTACGCATTTGAGACAGTCTCCTTGAATGCCCACACAAATTCAGGGCGGTTGTATCCCGGTCTCAGCACCGTGCTGCTCGGGAATTCTGGATTAGACCTTGTCTGCCAGTTCGCAGAGAAGGATCGCGAATTTGATGAGGAAGGTCACGGCCGGCTCCGCAGCCAATCGGAGACGGTGCTGGCCAGCAGGATCGCGGCCAGCAGGATGAGGATTGCCTCCATTTGGGTCATGCCTGCCTCCATGCGTTGCTGACAGCGAGGAGGCGCAGGGCGAGACCGGTCAGGCGGGCAGTGGGAATGAACTTGGGCTTGAACCGGATCATGCCGACACCGTCATGCTGAATAAACTCCCAGTATTCGTGATGCGTATAGGCATTCAGGATTGTTTGCCCTGGCTCCAGATGAACCGGGATTGCCTGCCCCGGCTCAATTCGCATCTTCGTCTGTCCCGCCATGATGATCCCCTTCGGCGCATTAATACGCTCATCTGCTATTTTATGTCAATGTCGACTTGCTATTTTTTTTAGACGGCGTATTTTCTTCGCTATGGACAATCCGATTGACACATTGGTCCGCCGCATCGATGCCCATCTAAAGCGGACGGGCAAAAAAGCCACCAACTTCGGCATAGAAGTCCGGAGAAATCCCAGTTTGGTTCCTCGCCTCAGGAAGGGCATAGCGTCGGTTTCAACGATCATGGCGGTTGCCGAGTATCTGGATAAGATGGAAAAGGCAGAGCGCAGGAAGGCGCGAAAGACCGGGGGCAAGAATGGTCGACTTTGAGACTGACGACGAAATGACCCAGCGTCTGTTTGATGACATGGGGGCATTCGTGAACGCTTGGGCCAACAAGAACTGCGACGGCATGCTGGCTGGCGAGACGGCGATCGGCGCCCTGCAGACGCATCTGGGCAACGTGATCGGCAATATCCCGTGCGCGCATTGTCGGGCGGTCCTGCTTGAAGACGTGATCCGCGAACTGGTGCGGGCGGCTGACGCCCCGCTTGTGGTCGCTGTCCATACCGACCCCGGCGCGGCTGCTGAGGCGGCCTTGGCGCTGATCGAGCCGCAAGGGCGGGCGTGATGCCGAGATGGCGCGAGCCTACTGCCAAAGACTATGACCGCCTGATAGCGTTCTTCGACGAACTCGGTCTCGCGGCCTTCCGGCCAATGCAGAGACAGTGCAAACGGGAGCGCAAGTCGCTGGTCATGCGGGAGAAGGCGCTGCGCCAACACCAGGATGTAGAATTCCAGCAACGTTTCCGGGGAGGGCGCGCGGCGGCTTTCCGGGACTGTGGCCGCGAGACGATCCGGCTGCAGAAGTTCCGGGAGAGCTTCCGAAAGGTGCCCCGGGCGTTACCGCCTATGACGCCCGATCAGCTCCGCGAATACAAGCGCCTGCTCCACGAAGGCGCCAAGCGTCCCGACGCGCTCAACGTCATACTTTCCCCTCGCAATTCCTCCGGCGACCACACTTCCCAGTCCACCGCCGGAGCCAAGCACCGTCCCCGGGTGCTGGTCGGGCCGCCTGCTTCCAACCCGGCAGGCGGCCCGAGAGACTTAGCCCCATGAGACCGTTCCGCGTCGCCAAACCTCAGACCGAGGCACAGAAGCGAACCGATCTGGCGTCATGGAAGACGTTCGGCACCGCACTCGACCGCCGTAGAGGGCTGTTGTGTCAGACCTTCACCCCCGAAGGCGATTACGCCTGCCGAGCATATGGATCCTACTACCACAATGGTCTCCGCTATTGCGGGCATCACGCGCCCGCGGGCGCTGAACGTCGATAGTTTTCAACAACCCCCAACATCAAGGAGCGGGGACCATGGCAGAGCGTGCGCGTGCGAAGAAGAAGGCCGCCAAAGGAACTGGCCGGGTGCCCAGTCGAGGCACCGTGGCAACGTTGCCCAAGAGCGCCAAGGCGAAGGGCAAGAAGAAGCCCGACATCGGCCATAACAGTGGCATGCACAAGGTGCCCGATGAGGTCTATGACCGCCACCTGGCGAAGATCAATTCGAGCGAGAAGTCCATGCAGAAGGCCAAAGCCGAATATGACCAGGCCCGCGGCGTCCACCAATCGGCGTTCAAGGCAGCCAAGAACGACGGCTGCAATATCGACGCCATCCGCCTGGCGCGGAAGCTGGACAGCATGGACCACGGCGCCGTCGTCACCGACTATGCCGATGTCGGCCGCGTACTGAACCTGATGAAGTCGCCCCTGGGTTCTCAGCAGATGGATCTCTTCGGCTCCATCACCCCGCCTGAGCCGCCGGTGGATGCCGCGCTGCAGGGCCAGATGGCCGGCCGCAATGGCGAGCCCGCCCAGAACAACCCCCATACCCCGGGCACCGAGAATTTCACGATCTGGGCGGAGAATTGGGTCGCCGGCCAAGGCCAGCTCCAAGACGGCATCGGCAAGAGCGGCACCGACGCAACGAAGCACTGATGCCTTCGCTGCTTGCGCTGGATTGCTCGACGCACGTCGGCTGGAGCCTTTGGGCTTCAGCCGAGAAGCCGGTCAAATTCGGCACATGGCACGCCCCAAAGACTTGGGCGGTCGATGCCTATGGACGCCGGCTCAAAGCATTCCATGATTGGTTGTGCGATCATATCACCCGGTATCAGCCGGACATGTTGGCCTTTGAAAGCCCCGTTCTTCCTCGAGCCGGCATGAAGGACATGAAGACCACCGAGGACACCATGCGGCTTCTGATCGGGCTGGTAGCTGTGGCCGAATTGGTGGCGGAATTGCGCGGGCTGCGGTGCTTCGAGGTTCATGGCAGCACCGTCAAGGTAGCACTCGCCGGCACGTCGCGCTTCCCCAGCACAGAGAAGAACAGGATCATGGTGTCAGCAGCACATGCCCGCAACTTCATGGTGGCCGATGGACATCAAGCCGACTCCTGCGGCGTCGGTCTTGTGGTCTATGACATGCTGTCCGACTCTTAAAGAGGTGCGGGGGAATGACAGTCAGAAATTTAACAGGCGAAGTCCGCGCGAAGTTGGCAGAGTTGCCGGACGAGAGCATCGACATCGTCGTGACATCGCCGCCTTACTGGGGTCTGCGTTCGTATTTGCCGGACGACCATCCCGACAAGCATATGGAGATCGGGCTCGAGCCGACGTTGGGCGCGCACTTGGATACCCTGGTGGCCGTCTTCCGCGAAATGCGCCGGGTGATGAAGCCCGATGCGCCGTTCTGGCTCAACTATGGCGACTGCTACGCCACCGCGCCCAACGGTCGATCGGCCGCGGCAACGAAGGCAGCAGGCAAGGACGACCGCACGTTCCGAGATAAACCGTTCTCGACGGTGGGGCCGATTTATCAAGTCGATGACTCTCCGAGAAACCAAAGCCGCCGCGGGCGCGCGGGAAACCTCGGGAATGGCGGAGTCAACGGCGCCGGAATCCCCAACGGCCGCGTCGTCGCGGGCGGTTACCTGAAGTCCAAGGACCTGTGCCTGATCCCGTTCCGCCTCGCCATCGCCCTGCAGGAAGATGGCTGGTGGGTCCGCTCGCGCTGCATGTGGGGGAAGCCTAACGGCATGCCGGACAGCTCGGGAAAATACCGGCCGAGCGTGGCGCACGAGGAAATCTTCCTGCTCAGCAAGAGCGGTGATCTGTTCTACGACGCCGAGGCTGTGAGCGCACCGGTGAGCGGGTCGACGCATGCCCGCGTGTCCCATAACGTCGCGGCGCAGATTGGCAGCACCAGAGCCAACGGCGGCCGGAAGACCAACGACAATATGAAGGCCGTCGTCCGCAAGCGCGCGGCGCCCGGCAAGGGCATCAAGAACAACGAGAGCATGGACGATGCGCTGTCGATCATGCCCGACACCCGCTACCTGCGCACCTACGAGCCCGAGGTCTGGCACATCGCAACTGCGGCCTATGCCGAGGCGCACTTCGCCACCTTCCCGCCCGCGCTGGTCGAACGCTGCCTGATGGCCGGATTGCCCAAAGGGCGCCGCTGCGTCGTGCTCGACCCTTTCGGCGGCGCCGGCACCGTCGGCCTAGTCGCCGATCGCATGGGCCACGACGCTATTCTGATCGATCTGAACCCCGATTATACCGTCATGGCGCGGCACCGCGTGAAGGATGATGCGCCTCTCTTTGTGGAGCTGGCCTAGGCCCTACTTCCGCACCCTGGTCCCAGATGCGCCATTGTAGGTCGCGACGTGGTTATCCTTGACCTCAGTGTTGCTGGGCGCCGGCACGTTGGCTGGCGCGTCCAAGATGAACTTGCTCAGACCCGAGCTCGGCAGACCGAAGTTGTTCACAGGGATATCCCCCGTGGACATCTCGTTGGCGTAGATCACCGTCCCATAGCCGGGGCCGTCCAACTTGAAGAGGCTCTGGCCTGTGTTCTCGCCATTGTTGAAGGCGCCCACCCGGAGCCCCTGCGGCGCATAGATGCCGTACTGACTGTTCTGGATGAACGAGCCCATGATGATGTTGTGGCTGTAGCCGGTGTTGATTCCGGACCCGCCGTTGCGGCTCATGTTCGGAGCGATGCCGAAGACGTTGGACATGATCGCCCCGCCTAGGCTCTGGGCCAGCATGCCGTCCTTGCGCATGTTTTCGGCGTGCAGGTTGATGTGGCTGAACTCAAACACCGCGCCTTCAAAAATGAAACCGTATTCGGCATAGCTCGTGTAGATGTTCTGGAGGGTCGGCTTGTAGATATCCATGGCCGTGCCGCCTTGGGCCCGGATGCGGAGGCAGGCGCCGGCCGGGGGCCGATCATAGCCGCCGCCGTACAGTTGGAAGTTCATCAGGACGAAACCGCGGTTGGCAACGCCGGTCACGCCTTCAAAGCGGAACATGTCCTGACCGCCGGCGCCCACCCAGTTGATCTGCGCCCAACTGCCGTCGATGCCCCACACCTCGCCGCCGTGTTCGGTCTGGCGGAAGACGATGGTCTGGTCGATGTCGATCACCGTGCCAGGCGCCAGCGTGATCACCGTCCGGGTCGATGCTGCGGCATTGGCCAGCGCCTGCAACTGTGGCGTGGTCGTGGGCTTAGGCAACATGCCGCCCATAATGTTGATCACCGTTCCCCCGCCGCCCGTGCCGGGGACGCCTTGGATGCCCTGATCGCCCTTGTCCCCCTTCGGACCAGCCGCTCCGGTAGCTCCGGGCGCGCCCTGAATGCCTTGCAGCCCCGCGTGGCCCTGAGCCCCCGCCGGTCCCGTCGGCCCCTGTGGGCCCGTTCCTGAGCCGCCAGTGCCGCTTCCTGCCGGACCCTGCGGTCCCTGTGGCCCGGTCACTCCCTGTGGACCCTGCGGACCGGGAGGTCCCTGCGTGCCGCCGCCGGGCGGCGGCTCTACCTCGGGCGAGTCCACCGTGTAGGTCCCCAGATCATCCCATCCGTCTCCCCGCAGAAAGAACAACATCGACGCCGTTTCCGTGTTCAGCACCGTCTTGCCGTTGATGATCAGCTTGACAGTGGTCATCGGCGTAGCTCCTCGTTGGGGGCCTCACTATAACCTGTGCATGGCTCGGTGAATATCGGGGACAACCGACCAGGCACGAGGCCGTTGCGCGACCGAAGCAATAAGCATATTATTGAAACAACAAACGGCCCCCGCGAGGGAGCCGTCTGAGTGCTGAAGGACCTTGACGGGTCCAGAAAGCAGTTGGGATGTAGCCGCATCCCGTGGAGCGAAGATAATCGCTCCCGGTGTCCGAGACAACCCAATCCGTCTGTTGGTTATTTGCGTCCGGCTATCTTTACCGAGGTGAAAGCCCTCGGGTTTGTCGGCCTTCCAGTGGTTGCCGTCCTGCACGCTGGATTATGCCATGGGGAGCGGGGATCTTCGGGTTCTGGGCCTACGGGCTTCCATGGGAGAAGTGGCGCAAGTGGATCATGAGGGGCCTGCGGGTTGGGTGCCATGCCTTATCCACAGTCAGCTTGGGTTGCGGGCAATCACTAAATGCCCCGCTCCCAAGAAATCAATCATGGTCAGATTCATGAGCATCCTCTCTTGGATAGAGAGGATGCGGGCGGGAGCAATTGAAATGGGCAGGTTTCATCGCAAGATAAGGATACTGGCGAAAACCGAATGGCCGGTATTTGTGCGAATGCACGAGACGGATAATCCCATACCTGTTGACCCGCGCTCGTTTTATCCGTGGGCATTGGCTCAACCAAAGCCAGAGCGGTACAGGCTGTTCGCTGTGTTTCGGGAGTTCGTCATGTCCGAGCGATACTCGCGAACGGTGATGGCGGAAGGCGCGTATTACCATAGCCTTGATGGAGTCGTGACGCGCCCGGTGCCTGATGTATCGATCAAGAATGCGCGTCGGAACATCGAAAATATCGACCAGTTTCGCGCAAGCAGGCCACTTGGAGGGAGCCATGGCTAAAAACGAGAAGACGAGCGCGCGCGTTGCGAAGATCGCGGCCAAGGTACTGGCGGTGGACATCAATCAGTTTCCCGATCAACCGCACTCGCCGATCAATCCGGCGCATGTGGATGTCATGGTGCTAATTGGGCAGTCGCATTCGACGGGCTTGAAGTGGTCCGACATCCGCGCACTCGCCGCCTCGGCGCTCACCCAGACGCCGGACAAGCGCGATATCGAAGCCGCTCGAAAGTATCTCTACAACGACCTCGGATTCGATCCGCGCGACGGCGGAAAGGTTGGTCGAGCGACGCACAACGCAATGGGCGATCGCATCAAGCCGAGGAAGATTCTGCCGCCCAAGGCCAAGTGTGTCTTGTCGGCGCGCATCAAGTCGAAGCGCCCGAGCTCATGGCCGCCATCGGCTAAACCGGGAAGGAACTCACCGTGACGCCCTATGATCTGATCGACATAGAGGTTTGGCTCCATCATGAAAGTCACGCAGGAAACGAGAACGCCGGCGCCTATCTGGTGTCCACGGATCACAAACACAAAACCTGGGTGCCCAAAGTGGCCTGCCAGTTGGAACTGACCAATGGCAACCGTGGTACGCTCACTCTGACAGAAAACTTGGCGGTCGAGCGAGGTTTGGTGTGATGGCCAAGAATGCCCCAACACTATTTGCCGATGAAGAACTGGCCCCAATGCCGGAAAAGCTCTGCACCGATGCCCTGGCGGTGTGGAACGAGATTGCACCGGGCGCCAGTTGGCCAGAAGCCCGGTTCCTGACGCAATCCCGGCGGACGGCGATGCGGAGGGCCATAAAAGACTATGGCGGCTTGGTGGGCTGGAAAGAGCACTTAGCGAGGGCCGCGACCAGCGACTTCCTGACCGGGAAATCCCCCCGCGGCGAGCAGCACAAGGACTGGCGCCCCGATCTGGACTGGTTCTTGAAACCGGCCAATGTGGTGAAAATCCTTGAAAACAAATTCAGCGGCAAAGGACCGGCCAAATCGTCGGTATTCGCGAACGCCAAGCCGCAGGGCATCGACTGGCGCGGGACGCTCGAAAGGTACAAGCCTCGAGGCTTCTGGCACAAGGACACGATGGGGCCGCGGCCAGAAGAGTCAGGCCCGCACAAGGTCCCAGCCGATATGATCGAGGCGTGGCGAAAGAAGCATGGCATCACGGGCGTGCAGGCCCCGACTGAGACCCGCGAGCAGCGGCTGGCGGCGTCGATCGCCACGTTCCGCCGTCTAGGGGATTACGCGCGGGCAAATGCGGCAGAGGAGCAACTGGCGGCGCTCCAGGGACGGCCGCCCGAGCTGGTCCCAGCTCCCGACGCTCGCAACCCTGATGTAGTACCTCCCAAGATGCCGTCTAATAAGGGTTATTCTGGCCACACTGCCAAAAACGGCGGAAATTATTCCAAATCTATGCAGCGATCCGAGGCCGAGATAACCCGCGCCATGGCCGCCGCTCAGGACGCGGCGTGGGAAGATATACCCGAGGGCGAAAACTACGGGCGCGACGAGTGAAGCCGCTGGATCGCTCGATGTTTCAAGCCTACCGAATTAGCAGCCTGATCGACGGCAAGGTGTATATCGGCATCACGTCGCGCTCGCTAAAGGCGAGGTGGGCCGAGCATCTCTATGAATCGCGTCGGAATCGTTCTCGGATGACGGTAACTTGGGCGATCGCCAAGCACGGCGCCGACAATTTCCGCATTGAGCCGATTTGTTGCGCGCGCTCATGGGATGACATATGCGCAGCCGAACAGGCGCTCATCGAGCAACATGGCTGCACCGCGCCCGCTGGTTACAATCTGCGGAAAGGCGGCGATGGTGCCTTCGGCCGCAAGCCAACTGCCGAGGCCATAGAGCGATCGGCAGCAAAGCACCGTGGCCTTCCGTGCCATCCCAACACGCGATCTGCATCGTCGCGCACTCACAAGGGCGTCAAGAAATCCCCTGCGCATCGTGCTCGGATTGCTGCGGCCAGGCGAGGCATAGCCAGGAGCGAAGAGACTAAGGAAAAGCTGCGAGCCTATTGGGCCGCACGTAGGGCTGCGGGCGAGTTCAAAACGGCCAAGCCATACGCTCACGCCAAAATCCCGCTAGCGCTCAGCCAACATATCGCAGCGACCTACCGGCCGCGCTTCTAGGACCAGATACTATCCGCCAGATTATTCAGCCGCCGGGCTTCGGCGCGCACGAGCTCGGCGACTTCGACCATCACGGATTCGGGCAGGAGATTGTAGCCCGTCTCCCATCGCCGGATGTTGCGCCTGGTGACCTTGAGTGCGACCGCCATTTGGTTGTGCCATTCTTCGCCGAAGATGGCACGCCCGGCGATGGCGAACAGGGCGCGGCGGCCGTTGTTGTTGAGGCGAACCGACGTGTCCTTGGGAATGACCATGATCTCCAGATGATCCGGCGTGTTGTCGAGCGGATCACCATAGGTGTGGTGCACAACTTTCGTCACAGCGCAGCCCAAGTGAGCGCCGTCCAGAAAGCCACCGATATCAGGCACACGATGAGAACCGTGAAGTAATTGCCCGGATATCCCATGGTCATTCTCCCAACCCTGCGGCTTCGGCCTGGGCAAGCGCCTTCTGAGCGGCATCCTGCGCGATGAGCAGGCTCGCGAAGTTGGGAGGCTGACCAGTGACACGCCAATCTGCGATCAACGCGACGTAATTGGTCAGCGCGGCACGCATAGCGCGGGCTGCAGCCTCCGCTGCGTCTAGCTTGTGGGCTAGTTCCAGCATGTAGGCGTCATTTCCATTTCTCATGACACGGTGATCCGGTAGACGTCGCCCTTGAACAGCGGGCGGTCGATCCGGACACGCCAGCCATCCCGGCGGTAAATGGCCCGGAGGCGGTTCGCCAAGGTGGCGGCTTCCAAGTAGGTGTTGCGTGTGAAGTTCATCAGATGCTCCTGTGGTTAGTCTTTTGTTAAGAGGGAAGGGCCTGTTGCCATGTCGGCATCGGCTTATTCCCATCGGGGAAACGGTTCGTCAGCCGCTTGTCGGCCACCGTAAATGTCCAACCTGGGACGATGCGCGCATTTATAGGCGGCATGTAGGTCACCCATCCCACCAAGTCGCCATCGGCCCAGACTTCACGGTTGAAATCGTTCACAAAGCGGGTTTCTAAAATGGTCATTGCGGTGGCCCTTCTCTGCCTGTGCTGGTCGGGCCTGTGCCCGTCCTGTGGATTGAGAAATACAGCTTGGTGAAATTATTGTCAACGGGGTCTTGCAATCTTTTTTAAGATTGGTGTAGGTTGCCGCCATGAAAGATCGAAACCTACTTCTCCGGCTTGAAGCCCAAGAGGGCGGCCCCGGCGCTGCGGCCCTGACCATCGGCATCAGCGGGCAGAGCTGGAGCAACTGGAAGAACAAGGCCCTTCCCAGTTATGGGCGCCTTTTGGTGCATGTGGCGCTCAATCGGACGGGCCGGCGCCTGATACAGGATGCACTTGAGAGGAAAGAGCCATGAACGCCCACGCCCACACGCTGCGCCGCATCGCCGATGGAGCATACAAATCCTATAAACAGGCCCAGACGGTGAGCGAAGCGGGTCGCCTCCTGACGCTGCGACGGCATCTGATCGATGCGGCCGACGAACTCGACCGGCTCACCGAGCTGGTGCGGGTGTGCTCAATGCAGACCGATCCAGCTTGGGCTGCAAATCTGGCGAAGGAGGGGTTGCGATGAAACACCTACGCGGTTTCATCAACGGGGCTTGGCCCGGAATCCTCGGCGGTCTGGTCGGTGGCGTTGTTGCCTTCTGTCTATCCAGTTGCCCAACCCGCGCTCAGACGATGTGCCAGAACCTCGGCGACGGCTTCACGTCCTGCACCAACGGCGCGAGCTCGCAGCGACTCGGCGAATTCGACTTCAATTCGGATGGCAGTTGGGGCATGCGCCTCGGCGGCGGGATGTATCTGGCCAATCCGCCCGCGAACCCGCGCGCCGATGCGCCAGCGGTTCCGATCATCCCCGAGCCGCAGCCCTTTGAAGTCTGGCGGCAGCGCGGAACCAGAAAGTGACGGGCATCCTCTGTCCCACATGCAACGGGCCCCATCACACGGTGACCAAAACCAACGCCTATGGGGAATTTTTTCGGCGCCTCAGACACTGCGCGGATTGCGATCTGGATTTCACGACCTACGAAGCTGCAGGGCGGCCGGGCGGCCGGTTCATGAAGGCAGTTCACCTGCACCGGACACTCCAGGCTATGTCGCCGATTCGGCGTCAGATCGTAGAGAACCTAATCGAAGAACTAACGCCGGCTTCGGCTACGGTCATCAATTTTGGAGAGGAAGAATGAGCCACATGCGCGTCTGGAGCAACGGAAGCACCCTCTATTTCGCTGGCCAATTCTCGGCCGACGATGCCGCGTTCATTGAGCCGTTGGCCTTCCAATATGGCATGTCTCGTCCTGAGCAAGCGCACCAGCAGGCCACTAAACTCGCATGGGCGTTCAAGAGCATTTGCGAGCGCGTTGCCAAGGACACCAAATGAACGACATCTTTCAGCCCCCCGCCTACAACGATACGCCGCTCAGCCAGCCACCGACGGACGGCCGTATACAGACGCCGCAGATGGGGGCCCAGCAACTAACCCAGATCGGGGCGAACGCGGCCAAAAACGGCCTAGTCGACGTGGCTCGCGTCGCATTCACGCGCGCCGTGAGAGAGGAGCGACGTGGCGATACCCTGGCAAACTTGGCCAACGCACTGCGGCAGCTTTGGCGGTTCGACGAGGCCAACAAGATCATCGATGAAGCGCTTCAATTCGCGCCCCAGGACGGCCGGGTGTGGGGCATCAAGGGCGTCACCATGCTGGACCAGAACCGGTCAACGGACGCCATCGCCGCCTTTCGAAACTCGCTGATGTGGGGCGGCGCCGCTCCCTTTACCAAGTTCGGCTTGGCTGAGGCGCAGCTCCATGCCGGCGACTTCGACCGCGGCCTGAGGGGCTACGAATCCCGGTTTGAGATAAACTCGCCTCGCCTTCATGGCCTCCCCCGGTGGCAGGGAGAACCATTGGGCGACAAGGTGCTGCTGGTCGAGGCCGAACAAGGCTTTGGCGACACTTTCATGTTTAGCCGCTTCCTGCCTCGCATCCCAGGGAACTATATCTTCAGCGTCCAAGCGCAGGCAGTGAGTCTGTTCGGACCGGAGGCGAAGCGGCTGGGCGAAGCAGTGCGCGCTGATTACTGGTGCCCTCTCATGAGTCTACCGCTGATCGTCGGCACCGACATCACGCCCGCGCTGGCTTTCCGGCCTAACCGCATCCTGCCGCTGACGGCGCGCGGCAAATTCAACATCGGCATTGTCTGGGCATCCAAGGCAGGAGGGTCCGGCACTCCCGAAGAAATGCGCCACGGCCTGCAGAAGTCATGCCCGATCGAGGCCTTCCTTGATCTTTGCGACATCGACGGCGTCCAACTGCACAGCCTGCAGTACGATCAGGATGCCAGCCTGATGACGATGGACCTCGTTAACCAACTTCCCCAATACGACTTCCGCGACCAGGCCGCGCACATGCTCAACATGGACCTGATCATCAGCGTGGACACCGCACCGCTGCATCTGGCCGGGACGCTCGGGCGTCCGTGCATCGCGCTGTTGAACGTGGTTGGAAGCTGGCAATGGGGTTCTGGAGATACCACGCCTTGGTACAAATCAGTCCGGATCGTGCGGCAGCCAAAGCCGTTTGACTGGTCCGGAGCGATGGCCAAAGCGAAGGATATCGTGGTCGAGATGATGGGGGAGCACAAGCCATGACCGAGAATGAAGCCAAGACCAAGCATTGCTGCGGGCCAGAGGGCACTGGAAGCAAAGGGCCTCCAGACAACGACGGCACATGCGATCGTTACTGCATCGGCTCTGCCTGCATGGCATGGCGTGTGAAGAGACTCCCTGATGGCGATCAGTACGGCTTCTGCGGGCTCGTAGGTCTGGCAGGCAAGCCATGATCGGCGGCATCACCGAGCCGCCGCGCCGTTATCTCGAACATGAATGGCATTGGCTTCACAGCGAGCGCGCATCCCGACCGGTGATCTCACAATGGATCAAGGGCGGTTGGTATAGCCCGGGTGAGCACGGCCCGATTTCCCCGCAGGAGATGTGGCGCCGCGGTTGGGCCTATCTGGGGCCTGTTCCAGTACCGCCAGGAGATTGGGGATGATCGATTTCAGCAACGCGCGCGTCGCCGTCGTGGGCGACCTGATCGAGGACCATTGGATTTACGGCCGCGTCGATCGGCTGTCGCCCGAGGGGCCGTGGCCAGTGTTCCTGCCGGAGCGAACGGTCGTGCAGATGGGCGGCGCGGCGAATGTGGCCGCCAACATGTACGCGCTGGGTGTGACGCCAGTGCAGATCGCCCCGAACCGAATGGCGATCAAGGAACGCTATGTCGTCGGCCGGCACCAGATGTTCCGCGTCGACCGGGAAAACACATCGAACATTTCGAGCCAGGAGATGATCCGCCTATTCATCGCTCTCACGGAGGGCACCCAACAGCCGAATGTCGTGGTGCTGAGCGATTACGGGAAAGGCTGCTTTGGTGGCACCTTGGCGCAGTGCATCATTGAATGGTGCATGCCCCGCGGCATCGTCACCGTCGTCGATCCTAAGGGAACCGATTGGACCAAGTACGACGGTGCCACCGTCATTACGCCGAACTATGCCGAGTGGAAGGCCCATCAGCGCGGCGGCCGCGCGCGTCTGCTCGTGACCAAGGGTGAGCACGGCATAGAACTGCAGGGTGATGGCAGCGACGGCAGGCATTGGATCAACATCCCCGCTGCCGGCCCGAAGGTGGTCGATATCGTCGGCGCCGGCGACGTGGTCGTTGCTGCGCTCGCCCTGGCGTTGGGTGCAGGCTATTCCATGGAAGAAGCAGCCCGCATCGCCAACGCCGCAGCCGGTGTCGCCGTAGGCAAGCCCGGCACGTCTGTGTGCACGATCGACGAACTGAGAGGTGCTTGGGTAAGCGGGTGTAGCTCAGCGGTAGAGCAGCGGTCTCCAAAACCGACGACGGGGGTTCGAGTCCCTCCGCCCGCGCCACTCGTTGGAATCGCCAACGGCTGTTTCGACACCCTGCATGCCGGCCACGTCGAGCTCCTGCAGAAGGCAAGGGCGCGCTGCGACCGACTGATAGTCGCCATCAATAGCGATGCATCGACGCGACACCTAAAGGGCCCTCTGCGGCCGGTAAATCCAATGGCTGTGCGCTGCGCCATGCTCCAGGCATTGGCATGCGTCGGTGAGGTCCGCGTCTACGATCAGGAGGAGGATCTGGTCGACATCATCAAGGAGGTAGGGGCCTCGGTGATCTTCAAGGGCGTCGACTACGAGGGCCACCCCACCATCACCGGCAGCGATATCGCCCGCGTCGAGATCATCAAGACCGAGTTCAAATCGTCCACCGCGCAGGAAGTCTGCAAGGCTCGAGGAGTTTGGTCTTGAATCTGATGGAAGGACTGGCGCGACAGTTAGTGCGAGTTGCCAAGGCCCGGCGGCACTATGAGGACATCGGGCCGAGCGGCGCATTCGGGCTGATGATGATCGATCGAGCCCTTGAGATGGCATGTGTGGCTGCGGGCAGCAATGACATTGTCGAGATGATGCGCGCTCACGAGGACCTAAAAGGCATCAGCGAATGATCATTTGCACCGGAGTGTCCGGATTCATCGGACGCCATCTGACCAAAGCGCTCAATGCTGATTGGGTTCCGGGCCAAGTGCCTCTTTTGCGCGAGGCGGACGCGCTGATCCATCTCGGCGGCATATCCGATACCACATGCAAGGACGAGCAACGGCTGATCGAGGCGAATGTGAAGCTGACGTTGGAACTCGCCGACTCGGCCGCCGACGCTGGAATTCCGTTCATCTATGCGAGCAGCGCCAGCATTTACGGAAATGGACGCGGACCGCTCAATGCCTACGCCCGATCGAAGGCGGCGATTGATGCCTCCATGGCGAACCGATCGGACGAATGGTATGGGCTGCGGCTCTTCAATGTCTACGGCGACGGTGAGGGCAAGAAGGGCGACCAGGCCAGCATGGTCTACAAGGCCGTCTGGTCGCATCGGAATGGCAAGACGCCCGAATTTTTCACACCGAAAGCGCGCCGCGATTATGTCCACGTCAGCGACGTCGTGAAGGTGATCCTGTGGTTCGTGCGCACTTGCCCACGGAGTGGCGTCTATGACGTCGGGACTGGCGAATCGACATCGATCAAGGAAGTCTGCGATCTGGCTCAAGACATATCGCCATTCATTAGACGGATGGCGGCGACCGAGATGAGGGGAATGTACAAGCATCCGTCTCTCACCGAAATACCCGTGCCGTCGCACATGTTCTGCGCCTGCCAGATGGACACCAAGGCCGATCTCACCCGGCTGCGCAGCATCGGCTATGACGCACCGTTTCTGTCTCTCGAGGAAGGAATCAAACTGCTATGAAATCGTCCGGAACTGTCATGGGCGGCATGCGCCTGCCCAAGGATCTGGCAGCCCACCGCAGCAGCAAGCTCATCAAGAGCGCCATCGGTTCCTCCCGAGTGAAGCGCGAATCGCAGATCAAGGACGCCATCGCCATCGATTTCACGAAGCGACCGAAGGTGAAGAAATGACCGACCGCAAACCGAGACGAGTGCCGTGGGTGAAGGATTGGCTGCTGTTTGTAGCACTTCCAGTTGGGACCATCTTGATCATCGCCATCGTCCACAGCGTGCTGAAATGAACTACCCCCCGCCCACTGACGTTCGCATCCTGGAAGGCGAGGAGGAGGCCAAGACCATCGCCTATGTCCGCAACCTCATCGCGCAGAAGCCCAAGGTTCGCGACGTCTCCCACTGGGAACGCGGGTGGAAGCAAAATCTCGATGCGTACATGGCGTCGCGCGATCCAGACGATCTGATGCCAATGTACATCCGCCCGGCCCTGCCGCTGCGCTGCAATGGTCACTTCGTCATGCCAGATGATCCATTCTGCGAATGGAAGTGGTATCGGAAGTTCCTCGAATATATCTCTGACCGATGGCTCGCCGACAGCGGCAACATTTTAGAAATCGGCTGCGGATCTGGGCACAATCTCGCATGGCTCAAGACGCGCTATCCCGAAAAGAGCATATTCGGCTGGGATTGGTCCCCCAGCGCCGTGGCGATCGCAGACGCGGTATCCGACGGGGGTTCCAAGTTCAATATGCTCCAGCCGCCACCTGCTACCCCGCTCATCCTGAGCACCACCACCATTCTGACCGTCGGCGCGATGGAGCAGACCGGCACAGGATGGGGACCTCTCCTCGCATGGCTGCTCGTCACCAAGCCCAAGCGCGTCGTCCATATCGAACCGGTGCTGGACTTTTATGACCCCGGCGACCCAGTGGATCAGACGGCGATTGAAGCCCATATCGCCCGCGGTTTCTGGACCGGATATCTCGAGACTCTCATTGAGCTCGCGGACGAAGGGTGCATTGAGATCGAGGACATGGAGCGATCCTGGTTTGGGTCGCTCTTAACTGAAGGATATAGCCAGATCGTGTGGAAGCCGCTGTGAGTGAGCGAATTACCTTCACAATGACGGACGGCACGGTGCGTGAGTTCAAGCATCTCGGACGGCCCGGAGGCTCATATACGGTTCGCCTGACTTTCGAGGGGGAATTCGCCATCGTCACAGATGAATGGGGGGACAGAACGGTTATTCCGGCCCACCTCATCTCAGAGATCAAAGAGACCGAAGGGCGGCGTTGGTGAAAACCATCATCTACCAGCAGGTCTTCCTCCGCGATGCCGCCCAAGCCCGTCTATTCGGCGTCAGCCACGCCCTAATCCGCAGGCTCAACCCCGATGCCCACACCCTGGTCATCGACAACGGCAGCGAGATAGACCCGTGGGAATACGCCCAGCCAGATCTCTACTTTCGCTTCCCAGAGCGAATCGGCCATTTCTTCCACGACTTCCATGGGATGCCTGACGGATCGGTGCCGCGCGACGGACCAGGGCGAGCTCACTGCATGGCGATGCAGATCGCAATGGAAGCGGGATACGATCGGGCGGTCTACATCGAAGCCGATGCCCTCTTTGCCAAGCCCGTCGAGTGGGGCTTCGCGCAGATGACGACGCCAGTCGCCTGCCAGCCTGCGTGCATGTATTACAAACTGGATTGGCACGTCGTCTGGTTTCGGGACCTGAAATGGCTGAAGACTTTCGACTTTCCCGGGCGATACGATTGGCAAAACCGCACGGGAGAGCCCGGCGGCGAACCGGCCGGCGAAGTCATCTGGCACCAGATCCTAGGCGACAACGTAGCCTCGCTGCCCGTCCGCGGGACACGCGGCGAATCAATCAGCCTCGACGAGAACAACTATTGGATGTTCTATCCGGATGGCTGCGATTTGGTGACCCACGTCAGTACAGCAACCTGCGCGCACTTCCTCAAGATGAACGGCCATCCGGACCTAGCCGACCGCCTATAGCGCGATGATCTTGCTCATCACCATGGTCGGCTGAACCGTGGATATGTTGTTTACTCCGTTCGAGGTCACGCCGAATGCGTGAGTGTGATTGTTTGTAGCCGCTTGGAAATCTCCACCATTATTGACGCCAGAATTGCTGTTGCCGACGTTTGTGGTGCTCGTGCCAGTAACGGTGATGAAGATACCATTCGACTGCAATCCACCCGTGGCGCCCGCAGTCGCACTGGCCATAGAATTAAGCCTATCTGCACTCGCGACACCTCCATTCGTATCCATGCCAGCGACGATCATGCCGCGCAGGTCCGGAAGGGCAATCGTCTTGTTCGCGGCAAAGTCCGCTGCCGCGTTGGCGCCGCGCCCTCCCGACACCGCAGCCTGGCCATTCGCCCACGAGTTCCACAGCAAGGTGTAAAGAGGCAGTGTGTCGACGTTGGCGCGTCCAGTGGCAGCGGATGCCGCGCTGCCGATAGTCGTGCCATTGGCGAAGACATAACCCGTGGGCACAGTCGTCCCGATATAGTCGAAGACCAAGCCGGTGATCGGCGCCGCCGTCCGTTGCACGGTGGCATCCGGAAAGATGAAACCGCCCGTCGTGCTCGTAATGAGTCCACTGGCGCTGATTGGCCCGCTCGCACTGATTGATCCCGTCACCCCAAGAGCCCCAGTTGGGCTGGTCGCGCTCACGGTGGTCCAAGTCAAGCCGCCAGTAGCGCCCAACACACCAGTGGCGTTGTACTGGATTTGTCCGGTCGCGCCGGCCGCGATCGCCGGTTCAGTGATCGACTTGCGCATGCCGCTTGCGCTGCCATCACATGACACGATGACGGAGAGCCCTGCCGCCACGGTGATCGTGGAACCGCCTGCTCCGGACTTGATGCCTACCGTCTGACCGCCTGCGGTGCCGTTCAGGAATACCCACTGGCCGCCGACGCCAGACGGGACGACGTAGGTGATGGTGCCGGTGGGAGTGCCCGAGATCAGCAGCGACAATGGCCGGTACTGGGTTGCGGTCAGCGCCGTGTCGCCCGACAGGCCGGTAGAGTTCAGAAGGGACGAGCCGCCGAAAGCCGTATCGATTTGGGACCAGTCCGTGTTTACAGGGGTCTCCCACGAATTTACGAAATCTCCGTGCGCAGGCTGCTCCAGACTCTTATTTTGAGTGAACGTTGAAACCATCTAGCCCTCCGGCAACAGGCGATTATTCTTTGATCGATTCTCTGCTCCCGGTAGTACCTGAAGATTCCACGGGACGTGCAACCCTCGGAAGTTTCGGCCGCGCAATGGATGAATGTGATCAACGTGGTGCTCGATGCCGGTCTGCGTTTCTAGCGCCACAGCGACCTCGTAAAATTCAGAAATCTGGGCGAGATGAATCGCCGTCAGCCATGGCGGTTGTGCTGCGCGGCGAGCGCCTTGATATTTACGAGATTTCAATCGGCCCGGCACGGGGTTCGCTTGATATGAGTTGCGATTTCTAGCCCTTATCTTGTCAGCGTTTGCAGCGTAATAAAGGCGGTCCCAGTCTGGCCTTTTTGCCCGCCACGCCTTTGTGGCAGCCACAGCCTTCTCGGGATTCTTTTTGAGCCATTTCTTATAGGCCGCCCGATATTTTTCTCGGTTATTTGCTCTATAGGCGTTTGCGATAGGCCGCACTCGCCCCGGATTGGCGATGGCATCCTTGCGCGCCCACTCCCGTCCATAAGCCCTGACCTTTTCTTGGTTCTTGGCTTTCCATGCTGCCATCGTCGCGCCACTGCATGCGCAGCATTGATCACGATAGCCGTCAGCCGTTCCTTTTCTGCGCCAAAAGGCAGAAAATTCCTTAGTCTCGCCGCAGGTTGAGCACGTCTTCATTTCACCTCAGATAGCCCTTCCCGCGACCGCAAGCGCGCGGGCAATCATATTATCGTGGGCACCAAGCAGTTCCTTGGTCTTGGCTTGGTCACCACGCCGAGCCTTCGCCACCAACTCGGTCAAATGCTGTGCCGCCCGCGCGTGATTCACGACCGCCCCGCCGCTCGCGCGCCCTTCGCGCTTCTTTTTTCCGGTCTCAAGGCCCGGCTGGGCGAAGTAGGGCGAATTTTCAAAGGCACCGTTCACCCGCGCTAGCCACGTTGCATCACCCACATTTTCAGCACCGTGGCGTAGCATGCGCATGCCAATCTGCGGGTCGACGATACCGGCGGCGTACATCTGGTTGATGTTGTTGATGCCGCGGGCCTTCAGGTTACGCGCCAGTGTAGAGGCGAAGTGCGTGCCGACGGCGCCGGCTACGGTGGACAATCCAGCGTCGGATCCCATCAGCAGGCCGCCCAGAAGCCCCAGTCCGCCGCCGCTAATTCCAGGCATCATCGATTGCGCTGGCATCGGCGCCATGCGCTGTTCCATGAGTTTCAAGCGGTGTGCGGTGTCCGAACCGGGGATGCCGGACTGCATGCGCGCGCGCGTCTGGGTCTGTCGAGAGATGTCATCTGACAACTGAGACATGATCTTGAGTTGATCGGGCTGGAAGAGTTCTGGCAGCGATGCGCTGTAGCCTTCGATCAGTTTCTTGAAATGCGGCCCGAAATTACCGGTCGCGCCGGCTGAAGCCTCGGCCTGTTTCATCATGTGGTCGACGGCGAGTTTCTTCAGACCCTCGATCACGCCAGGGTCCCCGGCCGCCTCTTTCACCAGATGCCGAAGCTGCAATGGGCCGGTCTGCTTGTTGCCGAGTACATTGCCCATGATTTGGGTCGCGTGGTCCGCGTTCGCCGCGCCTACGAATTTGGACGCCAAAGCCGATTGAGAATTCGCCAAGTTGCTGAACTGCCCAGAGAACCCCGGCTCAACCTCGTCGATCGCGCGCAGCGACTGCTTGTACTTGTTCGTCCACGACGCCAGCGCCTTGGGGTTCAACTGGCCGTCCTTCATGATGTCACGCAACGACATGACAGCGGCATCCTTGACCGCCTGCAGCATCTCCGGGCTATCGTTGGCAGCCTTCAGCACCTCGCGAGTGATGGCGTAGCCGTCCTGGCCGCCCGGGAATGCCGCCCGCGGCACGGCCGAATCACGCACGTTCCATGCTTCGCCGTTCTTGCCGGCCTGAAGCAATTTGCCCACAGAACCCTGGCGATAGGTCTCGCCGAGGTATTTCTGGGCGTCGTTGGCCGCCTTCAGTGCCGCAACGGCGGCGGGGCCCATCTGTTCAGTTCCCGGTACTGCTCCACCGCCTGGAGCTCCTCCACCAGGCCCTGCGCCCGCGCCTTGCGCTCCAGGTGCTGGAGAAATTCCGCCCGTTCCGCCGGGGCCATCGGCTCCAGCACCTGTCGCAACACCTTGCCCTTCGCTAGCCTGTCGGGCTGCCTGCCACTCATCTCGTTGTCGTTCGAGGGCACTCTGGAGAGTTCCATTCGGGTCCATCTGTCCTTTGGCGACAGCCTCCGCTTCTGCTTTCGATCGGTTGGTGACGGCGTTCTCCAAGTCTCCCCAGATCGCGCCCTTCAATGCCTTCAAGCGGCCAAGTTCGCGCGTCGCCTTCGGATCCGACTTGGCGGCCGCAAGCGCCTCGTTGACGTCTGTCATGTAGGATCGAAGGTCGCTGAACTTGACCTCGTCCGGCATTTCCTTCGCCAACGTGGTGAAGGCGTCGTCGGGCTTCTTGGTCTCATAACCGGGCTTGTGCTTGGTGACGTCGCTGGCCTTCTTCTTCAGGCCGGGGATCAACAGTGTCTGGTCGCCGAATTGCTCCTCGAGCAGGTCATAGAGCGCCGTCCGCGCCTGCTCGGCGGTCTTCCGACCTTCCTGCAGCGGCTTGCGCACGCCAGCGCCGACCTCATCCGGGTGGACGCCAGATGGGAGCGCCTGATCGACCTGATCCTCTAGGTCACGCAGGTACTGGCCGAATTTCGCCTGTGGCTCGAGACCGGTCGCCGCCGGATCGACGGTGCTGCGCAGGGCCTTCTCGCGCGCAGCACCGCGGGCCGCGTCCTGGCCCATGATCTGCTGCCGCGCGCCCTCGTTCGCCATCGTGGTGACGAGCTCGCCGCTGGCCAGTTCCCGGTTTCCCGAGGCCTCAGCGATCCGCGGCGTGGCGCCTGGCTCCGATCTCTGCCAGTCCGGCATATCTTCATAGGTCTTCAGGGCATTATCGTAGGCCTCGCGCACCGCAGTGCCGGCCGTCCCAGCAGGAGCACCAACCTTGATGTCCTTGGCTATCTGGGCCGATGCGCGCTGACGGGCTTCTTCCTTCGTGATGGGCGGCAGGAATTTACGCCGCGCCGATATGCCGGTTTCAGCCGCTACCGGGCCCAGCATCGACGCGCCGGCGATCACGAATGGGTTGTCGGTGTGATGCGCCGCAGCCTCTCCGGAGACTCCGCCGATACCTCCCACAATGGCAGGACGAGCCGCTGCAGCCAGCCCAAGGCCCTTCTCCGTCAAAGTGGGGGCCTCCAGGCCAATCCTGGGGACAGCCCTAGTCGCGGTCCCCGCCATGGCACCGCTCGGGAGCGCAGCCTCGGTGAAGGCCCGTCCGACCTTGCCCGCTGTGGTCGTGGGTTCATATTCGCCCACCACGGGCTTCACATAGCGGTCATATATCTCACCGCCGCTCATCGGCTGCCATTCGCCGGCCTGGCGCTTGGCTTCCGCATTTTCCTTGATCCCTTTGAGTATTTCCCGCCATGAGCGCTTGTCCCAAATCGATCGGACGCCAGCCTGTCCCAAGTCGAGCATATCCACGACATCGCCGGCGAGGCCCAGCCCAGGGAGATGCGTGGCACCCTTCAAGACTGAAGTGCCTAAATTCTTGGCCGTTCCGGCAATCCAACTGTCATCCGGCTTATTGCCCAGAACACCGCCTTGACCCGGTCTATCGATTGTCTCGAAATCGTCAGCCATCCCTGATGGCGCGTAGGGCTGGAAATCGTCGGCGATCTTTGGAGGGTCTGCCATCAGGGTTTCTTCCCGATCAGGGTGCCATCAGCGGCATAGACGTTCCTGGTGGTCGGATCATACCATTGCCCGGTGCTCTGGCTCTGCTGAATGTCCTTGATGCCGCTCAGCGCGCTAGGCACCTCGCCGAGCTTCGGCGCTGATGGCTTGGCTTGCGCCTTGGGCTCCTGCGCTTGGATGTACCACAGATTCTCGGGCTTGCTCAGATGCTCGAGAACGGCACCGCGGTAGTCCTTCGTCGGCGACACACCTTCAAGAGCCTTCGGCAGACCAATCTCAACGTCAGCCCGCTTTTCCATCAGGCCAAGCATGGCCTTGATTGCCTCAGGCAGCATGTTGACGCCAGGCGTCGCCGTCTCGATCGCGCGTAGGAACGATTCCTGGCCAGCACCCGGATACGAGCTCGACTTGATCGACCCGGCGATAGCGTAAGCGAGCTTGTTGGCCTCCTCCACCTTGCTGGGATCGCTGACGACGCTTTGTACGAGACCAGGATCCACACCCAACTGCGTCAGGGTCGATCCCATCTTGCCCAACGCCTGCCCGTAGGGGCCGGTTGATGTGACCGCTTTGCCTTCCTTGTCGAACAGCGTGTTGCGCAGGGACTGCACCAATTGCTTGGACGTGCGGCCATCCTGTGCGCGCGCATAGACCTCATCGGCGACCTTCTGGTTCCGGTCCGTGACGTCCATTTGCCATTTCTTCTCGGCGGCAGCCTCCTTGGACCCAGGCACGTTCTGCACGACCCCCTTTGGATCGGTCAGAACGCCGCTCGACCGTCGCTCTTGCTCAAGCTGCTGGGCGCGTTCCATGGCGGTGGACTGGCCCTGTGCATTGCCGCGCTCGGCGGCTGCCTCAGCTCGGTTGCGCCAGAATTGCGGATCATTCTGGTCTGTAATCGGAGGCGGCTCATCGGCCGACGAGGACATCGCGGGATCAAGTGGACCGCCGCCCTGTTTGGCGATGCGGCCGCCATGCTTGCGCGCAGTGACGGGGCCGATCGACTGTCGGATGGTCCCCATCTTGCGCTGGATCTCTTCATATTGCGCCCGCTTTTCTGGCGGCAGTTCCCGCGGATGACTGAATTTGCCCAAAATGGCCACGCTCTGGCGCTCGAGCGCATCCAATTGCGCGGCCGGATTCATCTGGCTGCCCGTGCCGACAGCCGAGGCCTCTGCCGTGCGCAGGCCCATGGCGGATTGGGTGAGCTTGTCCACCGGGATCGTCTTCATGCCATCCAGCGATATCGCCTGCCCCATCCGCATACGTTCCGTAGCCTGATCGCGCTGCTGCTCATAGCGGCTGCGCTCGCCTGGATCGAGGCTGGTATTGGCCATATACTGCCAGTACCAAGGGACATCCTGTGGTCGCGCTTGCGCGATAAAGGCCTGGGCTGCCGGCGGCAACGTCTTGAAATAGTCGGTGGCTGATCCCTGCGACGGCGTCGCGCCTGTGCCCTTGGTCCCCAGCAAATCGTACATCCGGCCTGTGAGAGCCGACAGGTTCTTGTCAAACTGCTCTGTCGAGGCCTGCGGATTGCTGCCCACGAAATTGGCTTTCTGCCGGCTGACCAGATTGAGGGCCGCCATGATCTTCTCAAGCTGCTGGGTATCAGCCTGCTGCTTGCTGATGTCGATGCCCTGCTGTTTGAAGCCCATGGCCGGATAGGCTTGCGCAGCCGCGGCGAGCCCGGTGCCGACGGAGCCCGCCAGAGTCCTTGAGGGTGAGGCCAGCATGTTGCCCAAGAAGGTCAGACCGGTCATCACGGGCCGCTCATTGCGGTCCATCCATCCGCCCTTGTCGAAGAACCCAGGCGATCCGCCGGGCTGGGAATTCCGGGCATCGGCCGTAGATTGCAGGCCGAGTGCAGCCGCTTGATCAGGCGGCGCAGCGGCCAGACCGGTCTGAGGCGGTTCCGGAGCGGCTGGGGGAGGCGGCACGGGGGCAGCAGCCGGTGGCGCGGCTGCCGGAGGCGGCGCGACCGGAGGGGGCGTGGCGGGCTGCGGAGGGGCTGTAGCGAGGCCCTGCGGGGCGCCAGCGGCTTCATCCGGCGACGGGGAAGCTAGGCCACGCGGGTTGATCAGCTCGTCGATCTCATCGGGCGAGAGCGCTCCGCCCGCGTCCTTATGGATGCGACCACCGGTGGCCAACCCAAGCTGGTTCAAGGTCCGGGCGGTCAGGTCGACATCGACGTCAGCATCGTTGGTCGGTTCTGACCCGGAATCGACCCCAGATTGACCCGCTTCCGGTTCGGTATCGTTGGCCGCCCTCAGCGCGCGCATGGCCGACGATGCCGGCTGCGTATCGGTCTCGTAACCCATGTGGGCGTTGAATTTCTTGACATAGTCCGGAACTGAGGTGCCCAGCACGTCGCGGTCGTTGCCGGCCACTTTCACGGGCCGCCCGGAGAACCAGACAGACGCCGCATCCTGCGGACTGCCATGCTGGACCATGGCGCTGCCAAAGACATTGTCGAACACCGTGTCCTGCACTTCGGGCGAATTCAGGAACTGATGTGGCGTCATGGCGGTGCCGGTCACCTTCTTCGTCCAGGCGGGGATGTTGCTGCCCATCACCTGGTAGGCGCCCCAGGGGCGGTCGCCGTTCTTGCTGGGAGGGCCGATCGCATCGTATCGACCGCTGCTCTCAATGCTCTTGATGGCGTTCCGCGCCCGCAGGACAAGGGAGCGGAATTCGTCCACGGGACCGCCTGCCGCGCGCCGCGGCCGGCCGCCACGGTTCATATTGTCGGCGGCAGTGCCGAGAAGACCGCCCGCCAAGCCGCCCAGCATGGTGCCCACGCCAGGAATGATCGAACCGATTGCCGCGCCGGCCATCGATCCGACGGCCGAGCCCATCCCCTTACCCTTGGCGCCCCCACCGCCGCCGCCACTTTGGGGACGAGACGCAGGCCCTTGCGCCTGCATATTCACTCCCTTGGCGACCTCGTCATCCTCGAGCGGGATGTCTATGGCGTTGACGTCGCCATATAGCCCCAGGCCGCCGCCACCCGCCGCCCGCTTAGCGCGGCCGCCGCGCCTCAAGGCCAGTGCGGATCCATAAGTGCCCACGGCATCAAGCGCCGCAGCGTCTCCGACACCCCGCATGGCCGCGTCGGCCGCGCCGTTATCCGCCCATGCGTCCCACTTGTCCGATATCCAGTCGTAGGCGTCCTTACCTGACTTGTAGAGCTCCTTCCCGCTCTTCAATGCGCTGGCGACGCTCCCGATGGTATTTACATCGCGCGACAGTCCGCTTGATCCCGATGCGGCCGGAGCCTGAGACGCCGCGGTGGCCATCTGGAGTGGCCGTCCCGTGGCAGGCTTCGTCCCCAGGCCGCCGCTCGAACCGGCCACCTCGCGCCCCTTCTGGCCGGGCATTGTCTCGTAGAGGCTTTTCTGCAGCGCCAGAATGTCCCCCATTGTGCCCAATCCACCGCCGCCGGCGCGATGCGCGCGACCGCCGGCCCAATACGTGCCGCCATCGTCACCCCCGACGCCAGCCGCCGCCGAGCCGCCCACGCCTGCATCACTGGACGCGCTGCCGCCTACACCACCTGAACCGCTGACGCCGCCCGATGTGCCGTCGCCTGCGTTGCCTGCCGTGCCGCTGTCATTGCCGGTAGCGGCATTGGCGCTCCCAGCATCCATCATGTTGGCCAGACCGACCGGACCAGTCGAAAGGCCGATGCCCGGTTTCGGTGTCTCCCCCTTTGCAAGCGGGTCGACCGGCTTCAGCGGATCGAATGGCGCGCTGCCAAGTCCCGTCCCGGGCAGCGGCACCGGCATAGGGGGACTGGCGACAGGATTGCCGCCCATATTGGGCAGCCCTGGGATGCCGCCAGCAGCGAAACCCTGATGCGCGTTGTCGACCGAGACTGATCCGCCATCTGCCGTCGCGAGGCCGCCAAAGGCTTTGGTCGCGCGCTCATAGTCGACAGTCTTATAGCCATGGCTCTCGCCCACGGCCTCGGGCCGCACCTTCTCGACGTCCTGCGCAAGGAAGCCGATATGGGTTTCGCCCTGTCCCTTGTACTTGAACCGGACGATCGGAATGCCGTCCTTGGTGTGGCCAAGAACCTTGATCTCATGCTTCAGGTCCTTGTCGGAAAAATATGGCTGCGGTTGAAACGCACCGGACGTCGTGGCGCTCTGACTGCCAGATTGCGCACCCGTGCCCATGGCGATGTTCGCCAAGAACTGGGCCGTCTGGAACGGGTAGCCTTGCTGCTGCAGGAACTGGTTATACTGCGCGCTGAGATCGGCCTGTTGAGTCTGCTGCGCGACCGTTCCGGCGCCGAGCTGCGCCTGCGACTGTGAAAGATCGTTCTGCAGCGCCTGCGTCCCGAACTGATTGTAGAGTTGCGCGGCATTCGATCCGATCCCGTAATTGGCCTGGGCGAGGCCAAGGCCCTGTCCATAGCCCTGCTGACCCATCTGGCCCTGGAACTGCCCGAGGCCCAAGCCCTGCCCGTAGACCTGCTGGCCGATACCGGCAATCTGCCCAGCGCCCTGTTGAAGCGCCGCACGGTTAGCCTGCTCGGCACCAAGATTGACGCCCTGCTGCTGCTGGGCAGTCCCAAGCGCCTGTTGGTAATTCTGATTGTAAAGGTTGGACGCTACTTGCCCGGTGGCCAGACCCTGTTGCCGCTGCAGGTTGGCCATCGCGATACCGGTGCGATCACCACCATAGGATCCGCTCAGGATCGAGTTGCCAATGAGATCTTGGCGATCCATTGCCTGCTGCTGCTGCAGGTTGCCCAAGGTCGACTGAACCACGGCCTCGTTGTAGGGGTTCATGTACTGGCCGATCTGGCCTTGGAGATTTTGCGGATCGACCGACTGGGTGCCCGCCATCGCCAGGCCAGTAGCACCCATGTTGTAGGGCTGCGCTTGCCCGGCGCCCTGCTGTGCCGTGTTGAGCGCGGTCTGGTTCATATCGCCCCAGCCTTGCGCCGAGGCTAGCCCCGGCTGAGCTGAATTGACGGCCGTGTTGAGCGCGCCGTTCGCGCGCGCAAAGGTAGGGTCAATCCAGTTCCGGGCCCCCGTGATCTGATTGATCGCGCTCCCTTGCGTGTCATTGACCGGCGCCACGAACTGACCGCCGTACTCCTGAAACGGCCGATCAGCCGTCTGCTCTGCCCTCGCATTCACGGCATTGTAGCGAGCCATCACTTCGGGAGGGATGGTCATCGTCGTCATGCTGTTCTGATTCGACTGGCCGCTGCCGCCCTTGCCGCCGTTCAGGATATGGCGGCTGGCGATCGATGGACCGTCATGGGTCAGGACGCCAATGAAGCCATGGCCGTCGTCCCATGGCTGATCATCGAATAGATAGGCGGTGTGGAAGGCAACGCGCACGTTATGGTCCCGTCGTTCCTCCCGTCATCTCCTCATGCGGATTGTATAGCCAATAGGAGCCGGCTGGCTTGCCAAGCACCCTCTCGTACATTCTTACCTTCGCGGCAGTGCGGTCGTTGCTCAGCACGCCGATCATTAATTTCATGTCTAGGCGCTGGGCCGTCCACTTCGCGAATTCGATCAGGCGCCGCGCCCTGCCCCCCTTGACTGCGCGGAAATCAGGATGGACGAATATGGACCGTTCTTCAACGTATTGCGTCCGGCCGCTCCACGGCGGACCGATGCGCATCAGGATCGTGCCCTCGAGTTCGCCGTTCTCTCCGTCGATCACCCCCATGATCCCGTTATGGAGGTTCAGCGACTCGTAGATCGTCTGCAGCGCGACGCCCTCCTCATAGTCGAGCAGCGCGCCTTCAGCCGCCGCCAGGCGAGCGATGCGCATCACAGCGTCAAGATCCTCCGGCTTGCCCACCCGGACCACGACTTCGCGAACCTGTGAACCGTCAGGCATCAGTCAACCGTCCCGCCGCGCCAATGCCATGGGAATTGATCGCCATATTGCGGCTGCCACGGCTGCGACGTCTGCGGCCCAGGGAAAGTCTGCGGCGACAGATAATGGACAGAGTTCGGATTGACCGGCAGACGCCGCTCAATCGCGTCCAGCTTCTCCATCAACTGCTTGAACTGCTCGTCGGTCATGGTCAGTCCTTCTTGGGCGGAGGAAGTTTGCGCAGCGTCTTCACGAGCTCGGCGCGGAAGTGCGGAACCCACGCATCCAAGATCGCATGGCCGGTCGCAAGATCACCGTTGCCGAACATCCGAACGTCGCCATCGGAGTAAACATGCTCTCCGCCGGCCGCAACGATCGGCACGCCGCGCGCAGTACCGACTGCCTCACCGCCATCCGCATGCGGCTTCGGCACGTCATAGGGCATTGCCTCCTGGTCATAGGGCGCGCCCTTCGGCGAACCGTATGGCGTCGAACCGACACCCATCGGCATCCCAGCGCCGGCCTTCTTCTTGCCGTAGAACGTCTGAGCGAACAGTTTGGGCAGGTTCTTGGCGATTTTGAACCCCGCCATGGTATTACCTTCGCCGAGCCCGGACACGATGTCGGCCGGCAGCACATAGGCGCCGTCAGGGACGTGCATTGGGAGGTGGTCAGTTCGTCCGGCGACGCTACTCATGATCGGGCCGGAGTGGTGCATGGTCGCCTTGGCGGCGATCGGCTTGGCCGGTCCGCCCTCAGCGCGCCGCTTGCGGTTATCCCGCGCCATGCGCATCGCTGCGGCAACCGCTTGGTCCTGCGGGCGACCAGCATTCATCATTTCGACGATGTTCGAACTCTTCGTGGCGTTGCTCGTTCCCGGTGTCAGCGGCATTCTTAAACCCGAGCGTAGAAGAAGGCGGCCTTCTGTGCCGCCCCTGGCTTATACACAAGACCGTTGGCAAAGACCATGTTCACAGCTTGGAAACCCGTGGCCGCTGGAACTACAGACACCTGAGCCGTAGCAGAGGCCGTGGCGATCGATGATGCATCGTAGAGCCCTCCCGTAGCGCCAGCCACGACCACAGACACACCGGTCACGCGCACGAACCCTGGGACAATGAGAGTATCGATCGAGAGCTGTCCCGATGGATTGCTCGGGACCTGTGCGCTCAGCGCGTTGGCGATCGTATTCGCCGCCTGTACTGCATTCTGCAACGACGTCACGATGTCGGTGACAGAGTTGCCGATGCTGGAATTTTGGGTGGTGGGCAATGCCATTTACAAAAACTTCCCATCTGGTTGGAAGCGATAGCGCATATTTCCAAGTCGCCAGAAGGTGCCAATGTCGACATTCTCAAACTTCATTGCCACCAAGCGCCCGCGGAATCGCGGGGTGATATAGCGCACTGCTGTTGACAGGGTGAACGGTCCGTAGGTGCGCGGGTTTTGGTCAGTGGGATATTCAACGACATAGAATGTCAAAAGCACCTCGGCGTTGGTCGCCGGCGGGTAGCCCCACTTCATGTCCGGCCAGACCTGGTCGACGAACATCAGAACGTCGGCCTCGCTCAGCACGAAATATCCGGTGGTGAAAGACGCCAACAGCGGTTGCCCATCGGCGTCGTTCGACGTCTCATGCTGTTGGATGTAGTTGGTCGTGGGATCAGCGCCGACAGGAGGCCCGACTACCGACTGGTTGATCCAGGCTGACCGCGGCAGTTGCCCGATATCCCACGACGTGTCGCCCAGTGTCACGTTCATCTTGACGTAGGAGTCGACCTCACCGTTTCCGTCGGCGCTGGCAAAGAACCACTCTATTTCGTTGAAGTTGGAATTCGTCGCGCAGCGGATCAGGCCTTCCGAACCTGGGAACAGACGCGGGAAGATGTAATCCCATACCGGGCATTGCACTGGCTGCACACCGCCGGCATAGGTGTAGAACTGCGATGGTCCCATCCAATAAACGACGCCGCCGATCGTGCCGGTCGCCTTCTGGGCAATCAGGCCGCAACCAACACCGACTTCGTTGAACGAATAGACCGATCGCGAGACGTTGCCGGGGCCGATGTACTGCATCACCCATAGGCCTAGATCGGTCCACAGCAACCCCTGCGTCGACACCTGCATGCCGCCCACGATCTTGGAGCCGCGGGGGATGCGGAACTGGCCAGCCTGGTTCGTCACCTGGCCGATCCATTGGAAGAAGTTGTCGACGTCGCACCAGCGCACCAGTAGCGGATCCGGCACGCCCGTGACCGTCGTGCCGTAAGCCACGATCTGCCGCTGCGGCATAGCCACGAACATGCCAGCGCTCGAGGATGGCCCAGCCCATATCGCTGTCGCATTGATCAGATTCAGCGACGGCGACCAGTAGAAGATTGGGCCGCCCATCTCGGTGTCGTTGTCGGGACTGCCAAATGTCGTGAGCGTGGGCAGCGACAGCAAGACCTCGCCGAAATTGTCCAGGTTCCAATCACGCGTGGCGATCTGAGTACCTGTCGAGGGCGTGGGCGACGTGCCGCTGCCATAGCCTCCCTCACCATATCCGCCTACACCATATCCAACTCCCGGCGGGTTCGGTGCGAACGACAGATAGTAGTTGTAGCGCGCGCTACCGCCGTTGATGGCTTTGGTTTCGGTAGAATTCGCTGTCTCGCGCCCGAAGATGCGGAATGTGTTTTGGTCGATGACGGCTTGCACAATAGCATTGCCCGACAACGTGACGCCGCCGACTGTGGTCTCAACCATCACTGGATACGTGTCTCCGATGATATAGCCATGATTATTGAGCGAAACATCAATGATCGCCGAACCGCTAGTGGCGTTGAAAACTGCGACTGCACCACCGTTGGAAACGTTGACAGGCGGCATCACCGGGTTGCCCAGCGCATCTCGCATTGTGACATCGTAGGTGGTCGCACTGAACGGCAGCGTCAGATATGACCCGTAGAGGATCATGCTTCCCACTGCTATATGCGTGGCGATGAAGACCGTATCGAACTCGGTGGTCGTGATGCTGTTGTCGATGATTCTGGCGAAGGTGCTTGCCGTCGACAGCGTCACATTCGGCGGTACGTTGTCCTGCTGAACCCGCGGTGTGATGTCGGTGAGTTGGCCACCTGTGATGAAACCAAGGAACGATACGCCCGTCGAATTGCTGATGTCGGTGCCGACTGCCAAGCGCTTCACCGCCTGGGTATCCTCCCACGCCCACAGGGCACGCGGCGTCGCCGGCATCGCATTCGGATAGTAGCGCGTCCAACCGCCCAGTTTTTGGATCAGCGCCGGTTGATTGGGATTGGGATCTGGCATGTACCGGATGAGCTGGGACACGCTTATAGCTGCAGTGTTCAGCGCCGGCGTCCGGTTCACATCCACCGAAGGCAGGAGTGTCAGTGGCGCGTGCGGCACGTCCTATCCCCTAGTGGGAGAGGCAACCGGAGTCGGCGACATGGACGTCCAGCCCGGCCCAGCAAATTTTTTGCGAGTCTCTTCTGCAATAGCAGTGGCTAGGTGGCGGTCATATTGTTTCTGCCAAGACACCGCGATCTCAGGATCATCCATCATGCCCGCACGGCCAAAATTGCGTTGGTATCCTGAAATGAACACCATCGACGCAGCCAACATCAGGTCCGGCACGTTCATCGAAATCCAAGTCGACGTATTGCCAGAGGACAGCGATGCGGGACGAATCGTACCGATGATCTCGACGCTATAGCCTACATCCGGCCATGGACCGAAGATGACCGTCGTGTCGTTGCTCTGGGTCTGATTGAACGGGGCGAACAGCGTAGGCATGGCAGCGCCAGTGGCGCTCCCCCACTCGAAATCCAGCCGCTCCTTGGTGGTCGGCAGACACGGGTTGCGGCTGCCTGTGCCCACAGTGGCGCCCGCCGGCGTGATGACGTTGATCTGCTGTAGCGTCACGAGCCCTTCGCTGGCCGGGATGACCAGCGCCCGATTGTTGGGCGTCAGGGTCTGGCTGGGCAGCGCCGATACCGTCGAGAGTAGGTCGAGATCGCGGTAGATGGCGAGCTCGGCCCAATCTATCGCCGATGGCAGATTGGCGACATAGTCGACGTTGGTTTCCTCGACCACAGCCAAGCGGGCGAGTTCCGTCGTATATTGCGCGTAGGTTAGCCCGGCCACCATTCCGGCACTGTAACCTTAGGCCGGGTCCTGGTCCAACTGCGCGGTCAGGGCGTCGAGCTTGGCGTTGATGGCCTGCCATTGCGCGTCGGTGGGATCGGTTGAGCTCTCCGAAGCCGCCGTGATCTCATCGATCAGGTCTTTGACATCGAGGCCCGCGCGAATAGCGCCCGGTAGGATGCCAATCGCCTGAACGAGAATGGGGACGATACCAATCATGATCAGTTCCTTTTGTACAAGGTGACGATCTCTTTGAACGAGTCGACGGCGTTGCCTGCTGCGGTCACAGCAAGCTGCGCAGTATTACCCTTCACCGCCGGATCGCGCACGGTGTTCTCGGCCGAATCAAGCGCCGAGCGCGCCGCCAGGTTGGCTTTGCGCATGGCCTCGACTGCTCCTTGGCTTGAGCAGAGCGCGGGCGACGTCGGGCGGCCGCAGCGGGGGAGCTTGTTGTACTCGACGGCACCGGTCAGCACCGCTGCATAGGCGAGCTTGGCTTGGTAAACCGAGGTCGCTGCAGAGCCGCTGCCCTGATCCGGGGTGGTGCACGCCACAAGGAAAAGCAACGCGCCGACAAGAAGTAATCTGATCATGGGGTCCTCCTTAGACCTTGGTGCCCAGTTTGGCGTCTGCCTCATTCTGGGTTTCGCTCACAATGTTGGGATGTGCCGGCGATGACGCTGCTGCAGCCAAGGCGCCGTTCGCAGTATCTTTGATGACGACCGTGGCCACCTCGGGAGTTGCCTCGGCAATCTTCACCTTGGTCAAGCTGGATACTTGGCTCAAGGCAGCCGTCGCCGCCTGAGGCGACAGTTCGGTAATACTCTCGATCTTGGCCTTTGGGCTGAGGATCTTAAGCAAGAATGGCACGATCAGGATCGGTGTCAGGATGGTTGCCGTACTGAGGATGGCTTCGATCGTGGTATTGTCGACGTTGAAGACGGTTGCCAAGAGCTTGGCGATAGGGCCCGATCCGGCGAGAAGCGCCAGCAGAGCCGCGTTAAGTTGATCCTTGGTCATGTGAGTCCTAAAGCAGCCTTGGTGAGGGGACCGACAAAACCATCCGGTTCCAGGCCGCGTTCGCTCTGGATGGCCTTCACTGCCGCTTCAGTTTTGGGGCCAAACACCCCGTCAACAGGATCAAAGCCTAAGGCAAGCTGAAGCGCCATCACATCGCGCCCGCTCATGCCGCGGCGCAGAGTTGCGCTGGACGGCGCCGCTTCGGTTGACGTCACATAGTGTGCGCGGGCGGCACTGATTTTGTCGGCATAATAATCGACCTGCCCGGGGCCATTGTAGAGCAGGGCGAATGTCCGATCGTCATGGTTGCGGAGCGCTTTCAGCATCACCGGGTTGTTGCGCACGAAGCCAATGAACGCCGCCATATCCGCGTCGTCATCATCCTTGATGGCCTCGACGAACATCTGAACCGTTGGAAAGCCGACCACCTTGTGATTGAAGCCCATGATCTGGAACAGGCCCCAGGATGCGCTCTTCAGAGCTGCGGTTTCATTCAAAGCCACAGCCTCAGCCATGCGGTCGTACTCGCGCGCGCCGCCTTTGTAGAGCGACTTGTTCCAAGTCGGCGACGAGATATTGGGATGGCTCTGGTCATACTGCCCATTGGTGAAATTGTGGAACCACTGGGCCTCGAATAGGATTTGCGGGCGACCGTCCGGCAGATCCTTGCGGCCGCCACTCTCAACCTCCGCAATTGCAAGGATATCCGAGGCCGTGACGCCCCCGCCGAGTTCATTGACGATTTTCTGAGCTTTACCGCGAGAGAATATGGCCATGATCTCTTTTTATCCCCCATTGAGCGATTGATACGCCTGCATGAAGGCAGCTTTGGCCTGAGTTGCTGTACGTCCGGCCATTATAGACGCGGCCAGAAGCACGGCCTTCAATTTCTTATCCAGATTGTCAGAGTTGGCATTGTCGATCACTGGCGGGGGCACGAAGGGAAGTGCTGTAAAAATGCCGTCGACAAACATAATGCCGCCATTTGGCGCGTTCGCCAATCCGCGTAGGATAGTGGACTGAATTGGAGATATCTGGAAAGACGCACCACCATCAGGTGGCGTTGGTGATCCCCCATCGCTCAGCATGACGATCAGACCGCTTGCATCGGTGCATATCGTAATCATGGCAGCAACAACACTGTTATGGAGCTTGCCCGATTGGCGACGCCAGATGAGTTGGCTGTCGTCATAAGAAGGCCATTTATGGACGTTTGATCTCGCACCCGGAGAGTGAAAGTCATGGCGCCGGTCAGAGACACCGCAGCTACGATGGTGACCACGGAAGTGAAAGAAGCGCCCGCCGTCACGACGCGCGTATTGGCGATATAGGTTGATCCATCAAATATGGCGACCTCGATATTCGCCCCACTTGCGGTATCTAAAACGCTGGCGACGCCAGTGATAATCGCCGTCCGCCCAGATGCGCCGATTGATCCTGTATTCGGGCCATTAAAGAAATTGGCTGTGTTGTTCAGATTGACATCGGCGCCCAAGAACGTCGTAGCGGCGGATACTCCTGTCGGTCCTGTTGCACCCGTCGCGCCTGTGGGACCAGTGCCACCTGTTGATCCAGTTGGACCAGTCGCACCGGTCGCGCCCGTAGCAGCAGATCCGGTTGCGCCAGTTGCACCTGTCGATCCTGTGATGCTTGATCCGGTAGGCCCTGTAGCTCCAGTTCTTCCTGTCGGACCGATTGGCCCCGATGCGCCCGTGACGCTTGCACCAGTCGCACCCGTTGGTCCTGTTGGTCCAGCAGATCCCGTCGCTCCTGTCACTCCTGACGGGCCTGCGCCTGTGGCGCCTGTGGCACCCGTTGGTCCTGTTGCGCCTGTCGCACCGGTTGGACTTCCCGCGCCCGTGGCGATGTACTGCGCGATCTGACCCAGCGACAATCGGACAGAGACGCCTGCCTGCACAGCCTCAACCTGCTCCGTGCCGGTCGTCGGGGTGACGCCGGCAGGGAGATTGGGGATTTGGGCATAAGAAATCGCCATGATCAGAGGTTCATGTAGAAGTTGGTGAGGTTTGTGATCTCCGTGCCGGTCAGAGCGGTCTTGCCGGTCATCCAGACTCCACAATCGGAATTGATGCTCTCAGCACCTGATTGAGCCACACCGTAGTTCCATGTCGTGGCACCATAATTCGGCACGGCGGCCGGAAATGTTGTGCCCGCAATCGACAGAGATGATCCATCAACATAGACTGCATTCCCTCCCGCATCCCACAGCATGTAAATCGCATGCTCAGCCGTGTCACCGATGACGTTGGCCCGACTGAAACAGGGTTGCGTCGTGGCATCAACCGAGCAGCAGCCATTACCAAAGAACACTGACGTTCCACCGCCTGTGCCTTGATAGGCTGCGATGGCGCCACCGCCAGCAGCACCAGGCCATCCCTTGCCTATAATGCCACGATCTCCGCTCGCGCTGAGACAAGCTCCATACCAGAAGGCCCACATGGTCCCGCCGGCGCCCCATGCCGGCTGCGAGAGATTGATCTGCTTGCTGGTCGCATCGATCCGCATCGTCGGCATGCCGCCTAATGTCGCCCCAGCGTTGATCACCCCAACGATGCTCGGCGTCCCGCCGGCTGCTCCGCTGTTGGGGATCGCCGTAAGAACCGTCGCAAGGTATGTCGCATTGCGCGCATCCAACCAGACTTCCGACGCTATCGACGACGGATTAAAACCGCTGGCGGGTCGACGCGTGTAGAAGCGATTGGGCGAGAACATCAGACTGACGTATCGCCGCCGACGAAATACACATTTGTGGCGCCGCCATAGGCGATCGTCACCATTGCATTCTGGCCGGCAGTCTTGAGACCGCTGCGATTGCTGAGCGTGACACCACCGGTTCCAGAGAATGTCACCTGGCCAGTGCCGCTTTGGATGGCGTTGAAGTTGAGCCCAGGCGTCAAACCGCCGGTCACAGACACAGCCACCGCAGCGCCCGCCGTGAAGATCAGCGTCCGTCCGTTATCGCCGTTCGCCACCGTGTAGGCCGTCGTCGATATCGAATTGATGTTTCCGGTCAGCGTCACATAACTGACCGCAGCCATCGTGGCTCCCGTCGCTACGTTCGTGAAGACCGGGGCATCCAAGGTCGCCGAGTTTATCGTCTTGTTGGTCAGCGTCTGGATCGCCGCCAGTAGCACGACCGTGTCGTTGCCATTCGGGATCAGCACCGTGCCTGTCGCGCTCGTCGCCGACGGCTGAATGACCAAGAACCCGGTATTGCTGCCGCGGAAGCGCACCTGCCCAGTGGAACCGGTGGCGCTCGTCGAGCCTACCGTCAACTGCGCGCCGCTCATGCTCAGCAGAGTGTTGCCCGTGACGCCGGCACCGCCGATGGAATACCAAGCGACCTGGCCAGTGGCTCCGGTGGCGACGTTGCTGGCCCCTGTTGCACCTGTCGGCCCTGTGGGACCTGTGCCGCCGGTTGCTCCTGTAGAGCCCGTGGCGCCACCTGTGGAACCTGTGGCTCCGGTTGGGCCCGTCGCACCCGTTCCGCCCGTCGTGCCCGTGGCACCGGTCGCACCCGTCGATCCAGTTGCGCTACCAGTGGCCCCAGTGCCGCCCGTCGCGCCGGTTGGACCCGTGGCACCCGTGGTGCTCGAGCCGGTGGCACCAGTCGGACCAGTGGCACCCGTCACGCTCGTACCTGTCGCTCCGGTGGCGCCGGTAACGCCAGTCCCTCCAGCCGTCCCAGTCGCGCCTGTAGGACCCGTAGCGCCCGCTACGCCAGTTCCAGTCGCACCAGTTGCGCCTGTGGCACCGGTAGTTCCCTTGGCCCCGGTGCTGCCTGTAGCCCCGCCTGTTGGCCCCGATGCGCCCGTAGGTCCAGTGGGACCGGTCGGCCCCGTAGGGCCTAGCGCACCCGTGCTGCCCGCGCCGCCGCCTAGCCCAGCAATCTGCCCCGTTGTCAGCTTGATGGACACGCCACCTTGAACCGCCTCAACGAGTTCTTGCCCGTCAGGCGCGGTCCCAGTGGGGAGCATGGGAATCTGGACGAACGAAGCCATGGCTTAAAGGCTTTCTTTCCTGCGTCGCCATCCCTTTGCCATGGCCATCGCGATGCGCATTTTCTCAACGTAGGCCGGATCGCTCCATCGGATCAGCATCTCGGCAGATCGGCGCGCTCTGTTCTCAGCGCTCTGAACTCCCTTCCTTCGTGCCGCTATTCCTCTTTTTGCACGAATCGGATGGGACCTATGAAACTTTCGCAGACTTTCAGCCGCCATACCCTTGGCGCGCTCACTGCGCGGGATGCCGAAATTATTCGGCTTTTTGCCAAGCTTGGCGGCGCGCATCTTGCGGCGCGTAGCGAGCGAGAATTTGAGGCCGAGCGTCGTCATTAGGATAGCGGCCCGGTCTTGGGCACCGTCAGGAATCCCCACGGCAATCCAGGATCGGCATTGCCCGGTGCGTTGGGATCTGTCCCCGGTTCTTGGTTGAGGCCGCCGCTGGGCTCTCCTGTCGTCTGCGTCACGCGAATCTGTCCGTCTTGCGTGGTGCGCACGTCTCCCAGGATCACGGGGATGCCGGTGATCGGATCGATCACGTTTTGGCCGCTGGTGACGCGCATCAGCTTTCATCCAACGCAAACGGCTCGACGCGCGAATTGAGGATCGGCGTCGGATCAGCCGGAAGCATGATCGCCTTCAACTGCGCTTGCGGTTTGTCATTGCACCGGTTGCACACAAGAAGCCGCTGGTTCACCAGCGATGTCCCAGCATATTGAAACTGCCAATGAAGGTTGACGTGATTGTACCAAAGGCCGCAGCGATCGCAGACGGCGAATGCTTGCGGACGACTGGCGCTTGTTCGTGCGCGACCTGATAGCGAAGCGTAGCCCATCGCATCCTCCTATGGTCTGTAGTAGCCCGAGAGTTGGGGCGACACATACATGGCAGCATTCTCTGTGTCTTGCTTCGCCGCTCGCGCATATGACTTATCGGCGAACGGCTGCAGCGCCGGAATCAATTGCGGGTTCCACAGCCGCGCCAGATTGAGTGCCATACCATCGGCAAAAGCGTTGAACCAACGATAGGGAATGTCGACGGTCTGCCCCGAAGTGAACTCGGCATCCTGCACCTGCGTCACGCGATAATAGGTGAGGTAGGTGGCGCTGGTTCCATCGGGAACCTGCCACAGCGTCACTGTCGGCGAGATCAGGCGATCAAGCCAAAAAACTGTCGTCAGGCCCTGCGAATCCTTGTTCGGATATGACGCATATTCTGATCTCGATACCGGCGTGATGATGCGGTCAATCGGATCGCTCAGACCGTTGTCGATGGTCATATAGGCGTCGAGGATCATGATCGTCTTGGCATCGACGGCGTAGGTCGCCTGCCCTTGAACGAGCGTGGTCTGTACTCGATCGACCTTCCACAGGTTCGGCGTCTCGTTTGCCCAGTCGGCTAATAGCAGATTCGCGGCCGTGCGCGCACTCTGCCAATGCTCAGTCACCAACGACGGCCCGCGCAATTGGGCCAACATGAAAGCATAGAGCGTCAACTCACCCAAACTTGGCGCGTAGACGTACGTTCCGGAACTGGGCATCTTACGCCACCAACTTCACGCCCGACTTCTCGCGAGAGAAGCGGAGATTTTCGAGGACGCGCGTGCGCATCTCCATCGGCATCTTGTTCTCAGCCAAAAGCCGCTCGCAGGCCTCGGCCGCCTCGTTGTAGTGGCCCGACCAGTAGGCGCTGACGGCGAGCTCGTCGAGCAGCCCGTATTCATAGATCCACGCTTCCATGAACAACGCGCCGGCGGGCATCGGTACACCCAACGCCGCCTTGGCGCCTTCATAAGCCTCCTGATAGCGGGCCTTCGTGCGCAGGAAACGGCTGAGATCGTGCAGCGCCTCAGCCCGGTGCGGGAACGATGCATGTGCCGCGGCGAAGGCCGCAATCACCTCGTCATCCGGCTTATCCAGAGCGACTAGGTAGCGCGCCGAGAACAGCAGGCCGACATAGATCTCTTCCTCCCAGTGGCCCAGCGTGGCGCGCTTCTGGAATGCATCGATTGCCTCTTCAGGCATCCCCGCGTCCTTGTAGGACATGCCCAGATAGAACTGGTACCGGGCGAGCAGAAGCGGATCCGTCTCGCCGGCCAGCGCCTTCTGGATCGCCTCGACGTCGCGCTTGAACACGTCCTTGTCCTTCCGCCGGGCGCCGTCTGATCCAACGCGGATCGTGATGCCGGTCATGTGCGCCTGGGTCTTGGCGTCGTCTGCGTGCAGAAATTCATGGACCACGCCGCGGTAGCGCCATGGCAGCAGGTTGCTCACCATCTGCGGCCGGGCATAGCGGATCGGCGAATAGTCGATATCGACAGTGACGCTGTCGGCCTCAAGACGCGGAATGATGGCACCATCCGGCATTACCAGCACATCATCGGCGTCCATGATCAGCGAATAATCCGCCTTGTCCCGGGCCAGTTCCAGCGCGTGGCTACGGTTGGTGGCGAAATCGACCCAAGCATGTTCGTGGAGATCGCCCGGTATGCCCGCCATCACCCGCCGGATCACATCCTGCGTGCCGTCGGTCGAACCGGTGTCAACGATTGTCCAATGATCAATCTCACCCATGACCGACATCAAGCAACGCTCAATGATCGTGGCCTCGTTCTTCACGATCATGCAGAGGCCGATGGTCTGGCCGGCGCGGAGATACTTGCCGGCATTCGCGCGGGCACGAAGATAGGTCGTGTCGACCGGTGCGCGGTGCTTCAGGGTGCGCATGATCTCCTCGCTGAGCGGCAGGCCGGCGTGATCGCGGTCAACCCATCCCTGGAGAATGGCAGCCAAGTTCGGCGGCTCATCCCAGCCCAGTTGCTCGCGGATCTTTGCGGCAGACGCCAGCCGGTCTTGGCGGGTTGCCGCGAACAGCGTCCACCACAGGCGCATATCGCGCATCCGAGGATTGGAATGGCCAGGGCGACAAACGAAGTGTAGCGCCGGGTTTGGCACCAATGGTTGGCCGGTCGTGAACGAGTACGTTTCGGCGATCGCGGTATCGGCGAACCAGAACGGGAAGCGCTCGTCGAGGAACCCGGCCTGCTCGATCCATTTGCGATGGCACATCAGAACCGTCGCTTGGTTCGGGCTGTTGCTCTCCGTCCACGCCAAGACGCCAATGCGCGGATCGGTCGATGCGAAATGCTGGGCGCAGATGACATCCCAGTGCGGGGTGGCGATGATCCCGTCGTCTGGAAGCGCGATCACGACCTCGGCATCTGTCAGCGCCAGGCAGCGGTTCCAACATGCGCCGGGGCCGAGCGGCCGCGGGGCGATACTGAGGTTCACCTTGCCGTGGAACTGATAGAACGGCGTCAGCTTATCGTCGTCGTCGCAAGCGATCAGGAACTCAAGATCGTGCTGCCCGCTCGCCAGCATGCGGGCCGAGCCGATCACAGCAGCAACCCGCTCCGGGTGGCCCCGCGTGGCGATTATGACGGCGAATTTCATTGGCCCCTCCTATCCGGGGCCGACCCCAGCCTGAACGAAGGTGGCCGTGAGCGATCCCGTTCCGCTGGCTGTACGAATCCGAGCATACAGCGGAACGAAGGGAAGTTGCACGAGAGCGCTGCCGGTTGCACCCACCGCGCCTGTGGACGACCACGTCATGCTGGCGACGGGAACCGCAAAGCCGCTCTGGTTGTTGGGGTCGTCGAGCGACACCTGAAGATCGTAATTGATCGAGCCGGTGGCCGATATCTGGATAACGACGGACGGATAGGCCCATTCATCCAATCGAACCATGCCGCTGGTGGCGCCGGTCGCCGCCGCCAGGGTGATGCTCTGAGGCTTCATCTCCTACTCCCATTCTGGGCGGCAGCCCGCAAAGGGGAGAGGCGCGCCCTCCTCGATTTCTAGCTGATGTCCTCGGTCTTGTGACCGCGCGGGCTCGAGCCGGCGGCGGCCGAGCTCATCGGCGAGAAGTTGGAACCGGCGCGACCGCCGGATGCCCGCACCGAACGGCCCGCGCTCTTGGCGATGCTGCCCTGGACAGGACCGATGTGCTTGGCGTGCCCCATGTGCTTGCCGGTCTCGTGGTGCTTCACACCCCCGCCCGACTTGCGCTTGGCGCGCCCGCCGCGCTTCTTCTCCTCGGCCGCGTCCTGGATCTTCGGCGCGTTGTTGTAGCGCTGCGGCTTGGCGTTCTCCTCCGCCTTATAGTCCGCCCGCGGACTGCCGAAGTCCTTCTCGCTGCCCTCGGCGGCGCCGCCATTCTTCCGTGCACTGCGACCCTTCATGGTGCGCTCTCCTAGTTTGCGTCGTCGCTGGTAGGGACCTGCGAATAGATGATCGTCACCTGAGCATACGGAGCCCCGGTCGGGGCCGTGCCGCTCATCGCGATACTGGCCGCCACAGTGCCTATCTGCAAGTCCGCACTGCCGGTGACGCTCTGGTTTGTCATTGCGGCCAACTGCGCCGCCGTGAAGGTCGGGCGCGTGCGGCCGGTGGCCGTCATGCTGACGTTGCTGGCATAGGTCGTGGCGCCCGCAGTGGCACCGACCGACAGCGTAGCGCCCACGCCGGCGCCAAAGCCCGTCAGGGTGTCCACGATGATGTCGATGATGTTGGCCCGGCCGCCGCCCAGGCTAGCCGATGGCAGATACAGGGTCGCAGAGACCGTCCCGGTGCTGCCGCTGGCGCCCGCGAGCGTCATCGACTGCTGCAGGACAACAGGTCCCTGGTTGAAGGGATAGCTCGTCGGCGGCGAGCCGGTCGCCCCAACTGCATCTTTGTTGGGACCGACCAGCAGGGGGCCGGAGAGAGTGCTCTTGGCCATCAGGCGCGCTCCTTGACGACAGTGAGGGGCGCCGCGCCAGCGCGACCATTGTGGCGGTCCAGATAGCGAATGGCGGACAGAAGACGATCGCGATCCTCGCCGAGCTTACCAAGACCAGTATTGCACGCCACGCACAGTAGGCCGCGAAGCGTTCCCGTCGTGTGATCGTGGTCGACGGCGAGCGCCTTCAGCTTGCCGCTGCGCATCTCTGTTTCGGGCTGCTGACAAATGGCACAGACGCCGCCTTGCGCTACAAGCATTGCACCGTATTCGGCCAGCGTGATGCCGAACATCTTGAGGAGATCGAGTTCCTTGGCGCGATCAGGATTGGCCTTACGCCACGCCTTACCATAGGCCGAACGGCCTTCCTTGGTGCGGTGATCGAACCCGTTGGCGCCGGCGACGAGCATCAGATTAGTGACGCGACAGTTGTGTCTATTCTTGTCGCGGAAGGTGAGTTTGCCCGTCGGCAATTCGCCGTAGTGGACAGCCCATGCAATGCGCTGCGCCGTGAAATCCCAGCCATCAATGCTGATCATCCGATGGCCGTTGGATGCCAACTCAATCCCCACTTCGCGCCCTTCTTCGCATCCCCCACCCACACGCGACATCCGCCAGAAGAATCGTCCTTCTTCGGCGTCGTATCGGATGAGATCGCGAATGCGATCTGCGGTGATGCTGTGTGTCTTCATGGGACTGACTATGCCTTGCCCTCACGAAGTGGGGAAGATGCCGTAGATAGCACGGGGGTTATAATACCCAAAGCTGTACCGAGCATACCCCTTCACGAGGAGGTTGTCCGTGGTGAAGTCGACCTGCATGTCGGTCTCGAAGGGGATGCGATCCATGTATGAGAGGCCGTCGATGTTGGTGAGGAGGAACCACGCGAAGGCCGAGGTCAGGTAGTCGTTCGTCATGTACGACTCGGGCAGGCCGCCCGCGGTCGTGTGGATGGCGTTGACGTCGTTGTCGGCGGTGCCGGGCCGCAACTCGGTCTTCAGCAGGCGGATGGCAACGGGCTCGAGCTGCGGCGGGATCAGCAGCTTGCGCGCCCGGGCGTACATCTTGAGGCCGGCCTGGTCGCGGAAGTTGGTGCGGACCGAGATCATCGAGTTGAGCAGCGTGGCCTCGTTCAGGCCCACTTGCGTCGTCGGCGTGTTGGCGTAGGTGCCGCCGTCGATCGGATGGGCCGGCGAGCACAGCGCCACGCCGTCGCCGCCGATCGCGTTGATGTAGGTGGTCGCGGTGTTGAGGAGGTTCGCGCCGAAGATTTCCTTGGTCTGCTGGAAGCTCTCGAGCAGGCCGAGATTGGCGGGATGGAACTGGGTCTTGTAGAGGTTGTCGTCGATGGCCTTGCGGGTCATCGCATAGCCAAGAGCAATCTCGGTGTGCTCCTGGTTGTAGACGTACCGCTCGCCGGCCTGGTTGTCGAAAGAGGTCTGGCCGCCTTCGGTCTTGAGCTGCGCCAGCCCTAGGTAACGCATTTCGGCGGTGCGCTCCAACGCCATGTTGGATGTGTGCCGCGTGTAGATGCGATCGTACTGGGGCGGGATCTGTTCGTACTTCCCGGTCACCCCACGGAGGCCGGGGAGGAGCAGATCCTTGATCTGGGCGAGATTGACGGCCATGGATCCTGCTCCTTAGCTGATGCCGGTCGGGCCGGCGCCGTTCGCGCGCAGCCACTCGTTGTTGAACCCGACGATCACGTCATTGCTAGCCGTGGTCGGATCGGCGCCGTCGGCGCCCGGCGGGAACGTCAGCAGGGCGGTCACGATGAACGGGAATGTCACCGTCGTGCCCAGCGAGTTGAGGTAGGCGCCGGATCGGCCATTCGCCGTGTTGCCCGTGCCGATCGCATACTGCGCATACTGGCCGACGGGCGAGGACGTGAACGCCGACAGCGTGCCGGTGATGTTGAAGTTGGTGCTGAAGCCCTGGACCTGGAAGCGGGCGTTCGGATCGTCGACGACCTGGGCGGTCACATCACCCGTCGCATCGGAGCCGGGCCAGTAGTTGCCCCACACCGTGCGCTTCTGGCTCGTCGACAGATAGTTGCACCCGTTGAAGACGCCGTCGATCCGGACCGTGCCCGGCACGCCGCGCGTGATGTAGCCGTTTGCCGTGCTGATCACCGGATTGACCGGGTCGCCGGAAAAGAGGGCGAAGGTGTTGGACGACGCGATGAGCCGCTGCGTTTCGGCGAAGGTGGGGGCACCGCCCGCACCACCCTGATATTGCTGGAACCCATTTGGGTTGAATGTATTCGCCATGGCTGACGACCTCTCCTTGCGGAGGGTTCCATCATCAGCGCGCCGGGGCGACTACAGGAACAGGAAAACTTGGGGCTGCTTCCACCGAGGAAGCGAGTGGCCGCAAGATAGTCACATAATTTATGTGGCGTAAAGCGGAGCCTGTGGAGAAGTGCTGCGGGCCAGGCTTGATACTGGCTGCCGGGAGGCGGAATTGAACCGACGACCTGAACCCTGGCGGGGTCCCGCTCTACCGACTGAGCTATCCCGATCGCTCAAGAAACCTGCAGTTTTGGCGCCACCTACTCACGGCAGGTTATCCGTCTTGAGCCGCGTGTCCTTCCACGCCGCCACAGCCCGCGCACAATACCCCAAAGGAAAACCCCGCCGCAACTGGTGCGACGGGGCGGGAAATCTCTTGCAGCCGGCCCCCTCAAGGGCCACGGAGCAACGCTATCGCTATTCCTTCGGCACCGCAATCGGCTCGTAGGTGTGGCTGATTTTCGGATCGGCGCCGAGGCGCGCGCCGTCGTTGCGCTGAAACGTCGTGCCGGCCGCCGGCGCGCCCAGGCGCTGACGATTGATCTCCAGACGCTCCATCGCCTTGCGCTTCTCGCGGATGCGCTGGGCATCGGTCACGATGCGTGGGCACTCCATCAGGATCTGGCCGCCTCGCTCGATCAGTTCGAAATGGCCGCGGGTGGGCATGAGTTCCGGATGGCGAGCCGCTGGCACCGCGCGCCAACCTGCCATCTCGAGCGCCACCATCTCGCCCGGGTTCTCGGCGCCGAGCACGGTGCGCGTCTTCCACTGGTATTCCCAGCCGTCGGGCTCGATACCCCGCGGCAATTGGAAGTCGTCGTGGAAGTCCGTGTCCTGACCGGCGGTGCGTTCGAGAATTTCGCGGCCCTCGCGTTCGGCCCTTTCCCGGCTGGTCTCAGGGCGAAGTTCACTGCGCTGATCATCGCGCGGCGGTGCTGCGGCGGCGCGATCGGGTGCCGCTGTGGCGATTGCGTTGTCCTTGCTGAAATCCACATCCGGCGTCTCTTCCTGTCGCTGTGACTGTCGACGGCGGCGCGGCCGTGCTGGTGCTGATGTTTCCATGATGCTTCTCCTCCTCAGTGCGGCTTGCCGATTTTGCCCTCTTTGATCAGGGCCTGCTTCGCCAGCCAATACTCTTCTGGCGTCTGCTTGTTGTTGCGGGCGATCTCCGCCTCGTCCGGCGTCAGGGTCGCGAAACGACCCGTCTTGGTGCTGCTCGATCCGTTGCCGCTGCGGGATGGCGGCGCCGCCGGTGGAGCTGCGGACGAAACTTGGCGACCACCGGTGGCTTGCGATGCCTCCGATGCAGCGCCGTTGGTTGCGACAGCCTGAATGCCCAATGTGCGGTTGACCGATTCGAAATACTCGTCGGTCTCCGCCGTCAAGCCATCCGTCTCGGCGAGGTTGTGAGCCGCCAGCATGCGGCGGTACTTGTTTTGGTCGCGGGCATATTCGGGATGTGCCCGCACCCACGCTGCGGCGCGCGGGGCGCCGTTGGTGTCCATGAAGTGCGCCAGGCTTTCGACAGGATCGGAACGCCGAGTTGGCACCGGATCGGCCGGCGGCGGCCGTGTCTCGACGTCGATCTTCTTCGCCTTCAGATTCGCGATGTCGGCCGTCATCGTCGTGAACTGCTCTTGCAGATCGGCGGCGATCTCCCAGTTCTGCGCGTTCTGCGCCTCAATCAGGCGCGTCTTGACCAAGTCCTTTTCGCGGCCGGTCGATTCGATTGCGTCATCGATCAACTGGATCTGCGTGTTGTGGACGGTGGTGCGCGCTTCGCGAGCGGTGCCCTCAGCTTGAGTAGCCCGATGGGTCGCGTCGGCCGCACGCTGGTTCGCCTCGGCGAGCTTCTTCTTGAGCTCGGCGACGCCTTCTTCGTTGCCGCGTTCGACATCCTTGATGTCGTTCTCTTCGGCGACCAACGGTTCTGCGGTGCCCTCGTCGCCCTGCTTCTTCTGCAGCTCGTCGACCTTGTCCAGGTCGACCTGTACTTCGTCTGCCATGGGTTTCCTCCGTTACCAGATCAAATCTGGCTGGTCGATCACCATCCGGACCGCGGTGTCGGTGACCAAGCGGCACTTCACGCTGCCCAACGCCATCGGGAATCCATCGGATGGACGGATAGCCACCCAATCGTAGAGCACGGGCCGCACGTTGGAAAACCAGCCCTTCTCCGGGTCCGGCGCAAAGGCCGTCTCGCCCATCATCACGATCAGGCACGCCTTGCCCTGGAACTGCTCCTCGTCCCGGTATTTGTCGGGCAGGTGGATGCCGGCTTTCGTCTGCGCCGGCCGGTCATAGATGGCGACCAGCACTTGGTTGTTCATGCACTTGGCCCGATCCAGGAAGGGCTTCAGCTTGTTCAGCAACACGTCTTTGGGGTCCGTTTCATGGACCATTGCCATTGGCGGCATCTCATCTCCTCATGAGTTCAGTTTTGGCTTGGTCGATCAGATCGAGGGCCAGCCTAAGCCCAGCGATCTCGCCCGCCTTCCGGCGGTACTCCTTGCCCGACAACTTGCCGGCGGCAATCTGTTCCTTGATCTCTTCCACAGCGGCCTCGACCCGCTTGCGGGTGGCCTGGTCGAGAGCTTCGTTGAAAGTGGCCATTCAAAAATTAGGCGGTTGGTTCGGGGGCGACAGCCGCGGGAGGAGCCGCAAACCCGTCGCCCCCTGTTCGCGTCAGGGCCAAGCCAGACTCTGCCGCGCATCCCGTCTCCCGTTTTAAGAGATTATATTTCTGCTGCCGATCACTCTGGGCTGCCCGACGCTCGGGTGTCCATTTCTTGCCGGCCAGACTTAGTGCGGCCCGCTGCTCGGCAGTCAGATTCCGGTTCCGCTTGGCCAAACTCATTTTGGCGCGAGCTTCTGGCGTGTGCTTCCGGCCCGGCCGGTCTGTTTTACTGGCCGCTATCCTCTTTCGGCATTCAAGAGAGTGCTTCCATCCGGAAACGCCTTCTCCTCCCTCTGTCATATTGCAAAGATCGGCGAGCGGATAAAAGGCGATCCTTCCCTGCTCCATCGTGAACGCTGCTTCTTCGGTGAGATTTTGGGCGACAATCCGCACATCTACTGCCATGCCCAGCGCGATCAACTCCGATTGTATTGCGCGATGGTGTCGGCTGCGCCCGCGCATTCTCCAAGCGCGTCGGCCGTTGCCCTTTCCCACGTAGAAGCAGGCGTCGGTATCGGGGCGCCAGTGCTCGTAGACGTAGAAACTATCCATGGCGGCGCATGGCTTCCGATCTGGTCACCCTACGCGCTCCTGTAACTTGATCTTCTGCAGCCGGCCCTCACCGCTGCCGGCGCCTGCCGTCATGCCACCGCTGGCGCGCTTGCTGCGCTTCTGGAGCGCGATCTTTTCGAGACGGCCCTCACCCCCGCCTGCACCATAGTGCATCACCGGGCCGCCATCCTTGCGTCCCATGGGCATCGGCGGACCTCCTGGCGGCATCGGCGGCGGCCCACCCGGAGGCGGACCACCAGCCATCGGTCCGGGAGGAGGCATTGGCGGCGGCATCGGCTTGATCGGTCCCTGCGGGCCTTGCTGCATCGGATCGGGCTTCGGCCCACCGCCGGCGATCACGATGTTGATCGTCGCAGCCTTGCCGCCGTTCTTGCGCGCAGCACGACCGCCCTTCTTGTAGCCGCCCGTGTGATACGAGCCAAAAGCCGCCTTGTTCGCGCCGGCCGTGTCGATCGTGCTCTCAGCGCCGGGCGTGTCGGCTCGGCCTCCATCGGCGCGCTTGCTGCGCCACGTCGCATAGTTGCGCGCATATTGGTCCTTCTCCGAATTGCTCATGGCATCGGAGTCTGATGTTAATTTTGCAGCAACAGTCTTTACGGTATCCCCGTAGGCTTTTGATCCGACGCGCACCTTGCGATCGGCCCGCTGCGGCCCGCGGTCCTTCTGGATCGCGACAGGACCGCCGTGGTTTCGGTAGATGCGGGGACGGACCGGGCGCGCTCCGGTCTTGCGATCGGCGTTCAGGGCCTCGGTGGGCTCCCACGAGCTGCCGTCCACGCGCTTGTGCGGATCATTGCTCGTGCTCGTCAGACGAATTGCCTTGGCCCGCATGTCTGCGCGGGCCTTTTTGCTCATCTCTGACATGCGACGGTGCTCCGCTCAGGTTGAGGGAGCACCGTTTTATCACCGCATAACGGATAAGGCTACTTGTGCTTGGCGGCGCTGTGCGTGCTGTGGGCGGCCTTCGTGCTCTCTTTGATCTCAGCCGCAGACGGCCCCTTCGTCGATGCGGCGCCCAAGCCCTTGTGATCGTCGATCCAGTCGACCAATGCCTGTAAGTGCTCGCCCATTTCCTGCTGATGACCGGCGCCGCCGCCCTTCAGGGTTTCGGCATAGGCGCGCACTGCTTCAAGATGCGGGGTGATATCGTGGTTCATCGGATGGCCTCCGGTTGTGGATATCTGGCAACGACGCCGAGGCTCAGCGGTTGCCGATGGCCAGGGCCCGTTCAATGATCGACTTTGAGCGCGCTGGCGCCGTCGTCTTTCCCTTCAGCCAGCGCTTGAAAGCATCCACCGACATGCATTCCACGGAGCCGATCCGGGCCTTACCCTTCCCGTCCGAGAACGCGCTCACGTAGTCGGCGACGGCTTCCTTCTCCGAGCGATAGCCGAGGAGCGCCTTGTGCTCGTCGAACTTCCCCGTTCGATGATCCCGTTGATTGATGACCACCACGAGGTGGCTGTCAGATATTGGACCGAGATAGACATCGACGTGATCACCATCAGCCCCGGTGGTGCCTCGGATATATCCATAGTCGGCGGGCAGACGAGCGGACCATTTCTTGCCGTTGCCATCGACGCCACTCCTTGTGCTGCCTTTCGTGTTCTCGATCGAAATCGGGATGCCCTGAAACGATACGCGCTCCTTGGCGTAGTTCCCGGCCTCTTTCTGGCCGTCGGTTGGACGATGGTTGATCATATTCCGGGCGGCTGGGGCATCTGCATGCCGAGCCCTTGCGCCTTCTTCGCCCGATGCTCCTGCTGCTTCTCCACGACCGCCTCGTAGGTAGGCTTCAGCAGCGGCGCGACCAGGGCCGCGCTGTCCGGATGAACCGAAAGCCGTTCGGCCACGTCGGTCAACTGAATGGCGGCGTCGAGCGTGCCCGCTTCTTCGTCCGCATCCTGCTTCCGCGCAGCCAAGTCGCCCTTGATTTGCTCGCTAGCCGCCTTGATTTGGGTGTTCTGGTGCTCGAGCTGCAGCTTGCCAGTCGCAAGCCCCGTCTCGCTCTCGGCCTTCTTGGCCCCGGTCTGCGCCGTCAACATCGTGGCATCAGCCTTCTTAGTCTCGTTGGCGAGCTTCTTCTGCTCCAATTCCAACTCAGGCGGGGGCTTACGCAGCGCGCTCTCCGGCATCATCATGCTATCCGGGTTGGAATAACCCAGCCCGCGAAGCTGCGCCTTCACCTTGACGATGGGGTCAAGAACGCCAGGGTTGGCCGCCGACACTGCGTCGAGCGCCGCCAACTTGATCAGCCGCTGCAGATGGCTGGCCGTGTTCGGATCGGACCGCGGCACAAGCAGGCAGTCATTCACCGCCTTCTCAAAGGTCTTCTGGTCCCACTTCCGGGCCGGCTTTTTGTTGCACTGCCAGAATGAGCCAGGGTGCAGCCGGAACTGCCGCGCAATCGCCTGCAGCTCGCGCGCCTGGGCGGCATGGTTGCGCTTGTGTACCGCGCTCAGGAGCTTCTGGGCCTGCTCAACCATCGCCAACATGGTCCCCACCGGGATGTCGGCGCGGCCCTCGGCGACCTGGACCTGCCCGCTCTGGCCGGCACGCTGGGCCGCCGACACGATGTCCTGCTGCAACTGGAACAGCGCCGCCATGCCGTCGGTCTTGTAGGGCAGCGGCATCACAGCCTGGTTGATGGGCTGGCCGCCGGTATCGATCGGCGCGCCGCCGCCTGGCGGGATACGGAAGATCAGCGAGTTCTGCCGCCCTGCTGTCTTGGCGTAGAGGAACCCCGGGAAGTTCGCGAACATGCCCATGTCCAGCATCTCGCGCCACGCTGCGGTCGCCGCATTGGTCATGTTGCCCATGATGTGCAGCAGGCCGATCGGATAGAAGCCGAAGCCCGGCACGAACGTGTAGTCGATGAACGTTTGCGACACGTTCGACATCGGCAGTTCGTCATCACCCTCAGGCTCGTCATAGTCCCGCACGATCGACATCACCTTGCGGCTCGAGACGTCGATGGTGATGCGCCACGGTACCGGCAACCCGCTGGGCTTGCCTTTCCACTTATGCTCAAAGCCCTGAATGTCGTATTCGCAATAGCATTCGTAGATCTCGCGGTCGCGATCCTCCGGCCGGAACGTCGTGGTCGCGATGCCCTGCTGCTCTTTCTTCTCGTTCTTCAGCGCATCGGGCTTCGGCGGGTTCGGATCGCCTAAGTCGACGTCGGCATAGGCACCAAGGATCTGCATCCGCCTCACCACCGATGGCCGCTGCATCATCCGGTGCGTGGCGCGGATCGTATTGCCGATGTCGGTCGCCGAGTTGTTGACGATGAAGTCCTCGGTATCGACCCGCTCGCTCACTGGCCGGTTGCGCATCGGGCAGAAGTAGACCTTCTTGATCCCCAACCCGCTGAAACCCTGCTCAAGCGCCATACGATCGGTGTCCGGGTAATACTCCGTCGCTACCGTCGTCAGGAAGTGGTTGAAATCATTTTCGTAGTCGTCGGCGAGCTCATCTCGCTCATTGCTGCCGTTGTTGTCGTCATCGGCGATCTTGCACGGCCCGTCGACCGGCAGCATCTCGCCACGGAAGTTGGCCTGGTACTGCAGCACCGCCTCAAGCATCACCGGATGGCGCACGCGGCTCATGCCCTCGACGGCGGCACCGTCGGCACTGTCGCCCGCATTCGGCGTCTCGAGCTTCAAGCCCAACATCTTCATCGCGTCGGCGCGCTGGTCGATCCAGTCCTGGCGGCTTTGGATGTCGTCATCGATCCCGCGCAAGAGATCATCGGCGATGATGCCCAATTCCATCTCGTTGATGCGTCCAACCAGATTGTCGAACCACTTCGGCGGCCCAAGATCCTCGTCGGGGTCGTCGATGAACCCGCCGTCCGTGCTGATCGTGATCGAACCATCAGAATGCTCCACCCGCAGGACGTTGCCGTCCTTGTCGGTGATCGGATTGTCGCCGTCGGGGTTCTCTACGATCCGGACTTCAACCGGAAGGTCATCGTTGGCACCGTCTGGCTCATCCTGATTGACCAGACGAAGATTGTGCCCCGAGGCAAGGCCAGCCGCCATGTCGCTCACACCTCAATGGTGACGAAGTCAAGCTCCTCTCCGAATAGGCGCAAGGCTTCTTTGGCAGCTAGGGTATCCGTTTCCGCGACCAAACGGTAGTGCCGCTGCTGATGGGGCACCACCCAGGGCGCCGTCAGCACCCGCGCATCGTAGTAGTAGAGCGCTCCATTGCCCCGATCACGCTCAAGGCAGCGCCCTTCCCGCTCAAGGTGAACCTGAGCCGGCGTCACCTTTGCGCGGCGGCGGTAGGCCGTCAAAGGCCAGCCCATTCGGCAACGCGCTCCTTCACTTCCTCGTAGGAGCAGTCCCACGCCGTAGCCATCGCGTGGAGCGTCTCCTCACCGATGACTAGGCGCGTAGGCTTGACGGCGAGTTTCTGGCCGCTTTTTGCGATGTCCTCGCGCAACTGCAGTAGGGCCTCCATGAGCGTCATGCAGTCGGTTTGTCCACAGGGGGCGGCGATGCAGCCAACTGCTGAGCGATGTCGCATCTCAGCCAGCCGCCGCGCAGCAGCGACTCATTGCACGCCTTCGTCGCCGCCGGCCCGAAGTTCCATGGCGTGATCAGATGCGCATGGTCCCGCAGGAAGCGCTCGCGCAGGAAGGTCTCTACGCTGATCATTTGGCCAGCCCGCTGTTGGCGATCGCCCGCTCGAGGTCAGACGCCAACTGCATGGCCGTGCGCTTCAGCGTGTCATAACGGTTCGGCTCCGAGAAGTCGTGCCGGACGTTCAGGTGAAGCTGACGAGTTGAAAGATCGCGAAGCATAGCCGCAGCCTTTCCGAATTCGGCCATGACAATCCTGTCGCCGGCATCATAGGCCACCTGGAGATCGGATGGCACGGTCTCGTGGTAGGGGCGCATCACAACGGCCATCACTGCCTCCCGAGCTCGCCGCGCAGCGCCTTGGCAACCTGCGGAGGATCATATGCTTCGATCGCCGCCATCGCCTGTCTGCGACGCGCCTCCCAGGCCGGCGCCAGAACACCCGCGTCCAACTGAATGCCCATGCCGCAGACTTCCATATGCGGATCAACATTGTCCGCAGCGCAGATGGCCCGGGCGACACGCTCAACCTGTTCGGCACGATCGATCACTGGAAGCGTCTGCAAAGAAGAAACTAAAGCTTGAGCTTGTGCGAGTGACCACGGCCGAACTTCTGCAGGTCGCACAGGCGATAGCGGCGCATTCTCAACGTCTCGATCAGTTGGCGGACAGGGTAGTGACCGAGCGCGCAGCATCGCGCGGAATATCGCCGGAATCGCCCGAGGAATATCGTAAGCGCCATCTCCTAAGTAGTGCACTTCTAGAACCTCCGAAGCCGCCTCGATCATCAGAAGAGTAACTTCGATTTCCTCGGGGGGAGAAAGCGAATGTATGAGGACAGTGACGACTTCCCAATCAAGTGCCCGCACTGCAAGCACGAGTTTTTCGAGAAAGTCGGAAGCATAAAGGGCCGCCGGCAGAGCATCTGCCTCGGTCCCAGATGCGGGAAGCGGATCGCCCATCCAGCAGAACAGTTTGCGTTCATTCTGAGCGATGAGGGATGCGATGCCAGAGGTGACTATAGCGGGCGCTTTATGCGTCTCACAAAGCTCCAGTAGTTCGTCCATCGCCTCTGAAAAAAGGCGAGGACTATGGGTATCACGCTCAATCTGTTCCATTGGCCAATACCTCGTCTTTGTCGAGAACGGATATACACGTCGGCTCCTAACCTGGGTACAGCGGGCCTGGTGGTTTGCCCTTGTGCTGCATCTGCTCCTCAGCCTCGGCCATCCGCTCCTCCCCACGCACCAAGATCCCTGTGTCGCGAAGGTAGCGAAGCGCCTGCGATGTCGTGTCCGTCAAATCATCCCGTCGCGCATTCGGAAATGTACCACATTCTGCAATCACCGCCTCGGCGAACGGCCGGTCCGGCGCATAGACCATCCGCTCCTCAAAGATGTTCTGGACCGAATATAGCCTCGCCACCTTGCTGTTCTTGGTGTAGCCGCCGCCGGCGATCGGCCGCATCACCCGGATCCCGTAGTTCGCCCTGGTCGCGAACAGTCTCCGCAGCTCCTGAGCAACCGAAATGCCCGCCGCCTTGTCCTCGATCAGCAGTACGTCGACCTTGAACTGCTGGCACGTCTTATGGACACGGTTCACCAAGTCGTGGATCTCAAGATGGTCGCTCCACGAATGGCACAGCATCACCCGGTTGGATGTCTCGACGTAGGCCCGCTGGAACACGCCCGGCGCCGTCTGCACATGCTGGGCCACGACATCTCCTTGGAAGACGCCCCACACTGTCAACGCCGACGGGTCGTTCAGCGTGTTCTCGGTGTAGGCCGTGTCCAAGCTGGCCACGAGATATTCCATCGGCGGGTACTGGAGCTGATACCGCGGTTGCTGCGTCACCGGGTCCAGCTCTTCCCCGCCAGGCGGCCACAACTGCCACCAGTCACGCTTGATGATGCCGCCGCCGGCCGGCTCAGGACGTTGCTCTAATTGGCCCGCTGCACGCCACGCTTTCAGGCTACGCTCAAGAGCCTTCACCTCAGCCTCAGGGAAGCGCTCAGGGAAGAGCAATTCGCCCTCTTTGGTGCGCGGATCATTCCAACCGATCGACGTGACGAACGAGCGCGTTTTCTCGTAGTGCATTGGGAGGCAGAGATGCTGCCATCTCTCGGGCTCTTTGGCGAGAATATGCCCAGACAAATCTAGTTCGCCTAGGCGCTGTTGTACGGCGACGATTGCACCAGTCCTCGGATCATTCAGACGCGTCGACATAGCGCCATCCCACCAGTCCTCGTTTGTCGATTGGATGATCGCTTCTGATAGAACCTCACGAGCGTTGTTCGCGTCATCCACAATTATGACGGAAGCGCCCTCGCCTGTGACTCCGGCTTCAACCGCAGTGATCAGCGATTCGCCGCCTTCGCTGTTGCTGAAGCGAACCTTTTGGTCCTGCTCCGGCAGGATGTGAAAGCGATCACCCCACTTGCGGCGATACCACGTTGACTTCATCAACCGGCGCCGTTTCACGCTGTCTCTGATCGCAAGCGAATAGGCGTATGACGCATGAAGGAAGGGAACACCTGGGCCGCTCGTGGGACCGCGAAACGATTGCGCCCACACCCAGGCCGGAAACGCCACAGAGACGATCGAAGAATTATGGACCGCAAAACCATTGGCGACGAAGCTGTGATCTTCATCAACTGTCAGGCAGATGCACTCTGCAGTCCCTGCGTCTTCGATATTCTCCACCACATCGCCGACAACAAGATGGTCAAAGTCGAAACGGCGACGTCGCGCGAATGCCAAGCGGTCGTTTTTCTTGTGATGAATGTCGATGAGATTTGCGAATCGCCAGCAATTATCCTGATCGGAAATAGACAGCGAATAGGATGTGTACGTATCCCCTTGTATCTTGGTCTTAATGGCCGACGTTTTCTGGCGAAGAATAGAATCAATTCCCAAGCGCAACAGAAGCGTCTGCATTTGGAGCAAGAAAGCCTTGTTTACGCTGTCACATCCAATGTGGAGATCATCCCGCTGTGAGCCGTTTCTTTTAGCTCCTTTAAATGAGACAAATCCATCGCAGGCCCAAAATGCACCGATGAAGTGTTGCGCAATTTCATTTGTCCCCTCAAGGACAGCCTGCGGAATCATCTTGGTGTAGGAATTTCCTCCCCACAGCTTATGTCTTTCCATGAACTTACGAACGGGACCGACATCATTCTTATTCGGCCGCCTCATTGTTCCCGGGAGCGCACGCAGAGCAATGCGGCGCAAAATACCGCCCGTCTTTGCCATTTCATAGGCTTGATCAGTTCCCTGAAATCCCGCTGCGCTTATCACCAAGTGAATGTCAGTGGCCTCAATATCATCCGCCACTGTGATGTTCGGTGTCCCCTGACAATTTCCGTCTCCAATCAAATAGCCCAATAGTCTCGCCACTTCCGGCGTGATGGAGGGCGATCCGCTAGAGCCCCTTTGTGGGATCAATCCAATTACATCTTCTTTGGAAATACTCTGAAGTTCAGTCCATCCCATTGGAGTGAGGAAGGGATGATCTGGCGCGGCAACAATCTCACGACCGCGCCTCGTTTTAAGATGGAGGACGGGAATCACCCCCTGCTTGTGTATCTCCGTCACACGACGAAAGCGCGCCAAGTGAGTAAGGACATGCTCCCCTTCGCGGACATGCCTCAATTCAACGAGACCACGCTCATAGGTGGAAACAAGAGTGTCCGCCGATACGGGTTTGCCCATTCTTGGCGGGATATTTATCAGCAGCCGTTTGATCTCGCCATCAGCTACGGCCTCGAGATGTTCGGCCAAGGCATCAATCACCCAACCATGCACGTACGGCGCCGGGTCGATGAACCTCCAAGCGTATCGCAGGAAGGTCGCCAAGCTCTCCTCGCACTCGACACGCTCCAGCTCGTTCAAATGCCAGTCGGCGTCGATCCGCGAGCCTTCGTATTCAATCAGAGTCGGCATTAGGTTCCGAGCCCAGCCGCTTCCATGCGGTCCACGTATTCGTCAATTGAAACAGGACCGCCCACTATCAGTTCAAACTGTCTGCCATGGATGGCTATCGATTGGAGGTCCAACAGTTGGCCATCCGGCACAAATATCGAATAGGGACGTGTCTCTCTTTCCCATCCACCAGGATGGCCCTTGACTAAAAACCCACACCGATGCGGATCATATTGAGTGAGCCGCCATTTGCGCACCAGTGAATCACGCCGCGCGGACGCAGCGGACGGGAGGATGATTAATGCGGCAGAGCCGAGGATTACTTTGCGCCGTCTCATGTTGCCCTTCATGTGCCGAGCGGTCGCTTGGGCGTCTGCGCGTTCTTCCGCAGGAACTGCTCCTGAAACGCCAGCGCGGCCTTTTGCGTTGGGAGGAGTCTATGGTCATCGACAAGGCCGGCATCAACCGCCTTCTGTGTCCGTTGATATGCCTCATTCAACGCCATCCCAGGATCGTTCTTCCGCGCCAAGCGCGCCGTGATGATATCGGCCTCGGTCTTGGTGTGGGATAGCCACTGCGCGACGTCCGATTTGACGTGAAATACCGTAGTGATCACGAATTCTTTGATCTGCAGTATCTGCTCCGGTCGTTGGTCCTTGATATCCTGCATGATGGCCCAGACATGCGCGCGCCGCGACACCTGCAGCACCCACATCACGAAGCGCCGCCGACGCTCTTTGGCCCACGCGCGAATCATGGCTTCGCCTCGGTCAGGTATTCTTCGATCTTCCTGGCTTCCTCAACCAGCATCCCAGCAGATGTGGCGATGTTTCGGAAAGCATCAATCGCCATGGCCATCGCTTGGACGCGCAGACGCAGCCCGTCGTCAGCCAGTACTGCATGCAGGGAGCGAGTCTCGCTGGCTGTCAACGCGAGCTCTGTTCCATCTTCCATGGCACGCGCGACAAGCTCGCGCAATTCTTCCTTGGTCATGATTTCTCCATCGCCTCTGCCAACAGGATGCGGATCGTCGCCGTTCGCGACATGAGACCCCGCCGATGCCATTCCTCATCAATGCGCTCCAGCATGCTCTTGCGCAGGCGTATGAGACGGCCGACTGGCTTGTTTCGATAACCAGCGGGCGGCTTTGAGAAGTGGGGATTGACGTGCTTCATTTCGGAACCCGTTCTTCCAAGATCGATATGACCAAGGCGTTGCGCGTCATGCTTCGGCGCGCGACCTCGCTGTCAAGGCGTGCCAGCAATGCGGGCGGGATGCGGACCGGCAACGGGACGGTTTCCGGTCCCTTTGGGCGTCCCATCTTTCGCAGCCCCTCTGCCACAGGGTCATCGACAACTCGCACGCTGGCGGTTGCCAGCGTCAGGTCTCGTTCGACGCGAGCGGCCTTGGGGCGGGTAGACATAGCCAGGGGACGCCGCGCAGCCTTCGCCTCACGCAATGCCCTGATCTGGTCGAGTTTGTTCATGGCTGCGGCAGGATACGCGCTCTGTGACTTTCTGCAATAATTATATCACCCGGAACCTGCATCTCATAGGCGCGTTCATCCAACGGAGGCGCGCCCATGGTCGAATCCGTCATCCTGCTGCTGATCTATATCGCCGTTGTCGTCGGCCTGGTCTGGCTGGTGATATGGGTCTTGGAGCAGCTCGGCGTCGCCCTGCCGGCGCCTGTGGTCAAGGTCCTGTGGGTGATCGCCGTGCTGATCATCCTGCTGCTGCTCTGGCGGGTCGTCGGGCACGGCCTCAATCTGAGGCTGCCTTAAACGCCCACATCCTCGTTGGGTTCGATCGTCACGAAGTGCCGCCCCAGCCCGTGCGCGGCGATGTAGCCCTTCCAATCCGGCGGGATCATCTCCTGGCTGAGCGTGAGCTTGAACATCAACACCATCATGCTGGACAACTCGAGCACCGTGATATCGGCCGTCGGTCGGAACTCCACCGTCACCCCGGCACCGTCGCGCAGCCAGATCGGCTTGACTGGGCCTGAACTGCCGGGCGGCGGAGGGCTGAGTTCGGAGACGCCCACGGCGTTTGGATCAACCATCTGATTCTCCTTGGAAAATTCATCGTTCAGCATATCCGCCACGCGCTTCTCAAAATCTTCTCGAGCTTGCGCAAACAAAGCGACGTTGTGCGGGTGCTGATATCCCGTTGTCATTCGGCCGTCTCCACTTCTTTGGCCTTTGCCTTCAATAGCATGGCCTTGAACTGCTCGCGCTGCTTGATACCAAGTGATGCCACATCGACCACCACAGTGCCCGTAATCGCTTGGATCGGGCCGCCGTTGGGGCCGCTGATCTCACGCTGATGGACGTCCCGCCATTCATTGCGTCGGCGATTTTTGAGCCAGAATATTTGGGCGGTGACATTGCCCTTCTGCGCCTCGCGATAGAGGCTGGATGCCACGTTCATGTCTGCGGGCAGCTTCCCGCGCCTTATGGCCTCCCGAAATTCAGGATACTGCTTCTGCCACGTGTAGAATGTGTTGAGGCCGATATCGAGCAGCTCGCACATCTCAACGTCGGTGAAGCCGGCCAATCCCCCGCGCCATGCGCGCTTCAGTATTTGGGGGGTGAACAGCGTCGGACGGCCGCGGCCGCGCTTGGGCGGCACGACGATCTCCTGGGGCTGTTTCTTAACTCTCGGCATCGTTCATCTCGACTGCATTCGCGTGCCAGTAACTGCCGTCTGGATTGAGTTTGGGGACAGTCTCGTCAATCAGGATGGGCTGGATATACCACGGCATCTCGTACAGGCGGCCGCAGGGCATGCAACGAATCGCATACACGAACATTCCGTCGACGTGATGATGCGCCCCGCATAGGCAGTGGAAGTCCATGCAGACATCAGTCCCCTTCCACTGCATGAAGGAATATGGGGCGGACGGCGCGACTTGGACGTCAGGGGGCTGTTTCTTGGCGCGGGGCATCAGACATACCCTACCAAGTCGTCGCAAGCCGTGGCGGCGTAATATTCCGTCAGCAGGCGGTGCCTAACCTGCTTCGGATGCCGCGGATGATTTTCGTCATGGACACGAAAGATCGGGCACTCGCAGATAGCGTAGCCGCAGATACCGCAAGGATGGCCGTATTTGGCCAACTCATTCGCCTCCAAATCGGCCCTGGTCTCAGCCATGGTGAAACGGCCTGTAGTTGCGATCCCAGTGGAACTGCGCCGCCAGGCGGGCGCGGGGCGTCGGGCAGTCCGTTTCGTGCTGGGCGACCTTCTGCGCAGCCCACAGGCCCAATATCCGGAAGGTCATCAGCACCCGGATCGGCCGGCCATGTTCGTCCTGGCCATCAAGGTACGTGGTCGGGATCACCGGGGCGTCGATGTGCGCCTCGCGCTCGTGGTCGATCGTCCGGCGCAGCATGCCGCGCGCCCAGACCCGCGACTTACGCATGCCCAGCATATGCGTCATCGACGATCACCTTGGCTTTCCCATGCTTCCTTGCTGACGTGCTGACCACAGCAGGGACATTCATGGTCTGAAGCGACGGCGACGTAGCCTATGGGAGGAGAACTCCCAGGAGGATCATCCTCTTCACTATAACCAAGGGTTTGGGCATATAGGCTCACAAGACGAACGCCCGATGCGACGAACATTCGGGCATGTTTTTGTGCAGCCTCTAACGTCGTCTTAACGCCGAAAGTGGCTCGATCTTGGGTGATGATATCGGCCATTATTCCGGCTCGTGCTTGGTGTGCTGGAACTTCCCTTTGATCTTGGCGTGGAAGACGCCGCCGGGGGACTTCGCCCCAAGCATCTCCTGGTGCAAATCGGCAGAAACGCCATCGTACTGGTAGACGGCGCCGCCTGATGCAAACTGGACGAACAACTTGTCATCCTGGTGATGCATCGCCTTGATGTTGCTGGAGTTTTCGACCGGCTTCAGTTCAGGTAGCTTGCTCATTGTGCTCCTCCTTCTGCCCCCATCGGGGCCGCGGCGATCACTTGGCTTAGCGACCGCAACGTCTTCATCAGCAAAAACATGCGAACCGCGCTGGCCGGGATGGGACTTTCGCCCTTTAACCAGCGGTAAAGCGAGCTCTCGGCCACCCCGCACAGGTCAGCGACCTCCCGATTCGGGATGTCCAATTCATCCAGCAGGAGGCGGAAGTGGCGAGGCGACAAGTCTAGGTCCATTTCGGCGACTAGCGTAGCGCGACTACGTTGCGTGTCAACCTTGGTCCCCCACCCTCGCCAGCAGCGCTCTTGCGATCTGCACCATGCGCTCGTCGTGGACGCAGAGGCTGTAGACGGCCTTGAACGCCGCGAAGCGCTCTGGCGGCGTCCTGGCATCATCGTGCCTCCGGGCTGCTCTATCGAGCTCGCGCGCCCATTCTATGGCTTCGGTGTCAGGTGGGACGAGGGGTGGAGGGCGCGAAGGTTGTCCAAAGACATCCAAGAATTCACGTTCGGAGCAACCATGGAACAGGTCGCCAAAGACCATCTTTGCATCATCCGTCATGGGGTGCTCCAACGCTGCGCGTTGTCCCATCTCGTTCGGCATCAGATGCTTTCCGGATCATGCTGCGGCACTCCATGACACGCCCTTGGCGTTGGCGTCGTAGTCGGCGAAGGCGACGTTTCGCCAAAGATGCCGGTTGACCCAGCGAGCGACATGGCGAAGGCGTTGCGCTGTCCAGTCGTGGCGCACTTGTGGCTCTTTCCGCAGGGCATTGAGCTTGATGAAGGGCTGGGCATAGGGCTCGCCGCCGGCTGCAATGACGCGCTTGATGCGGTCCATGCAGACCTCGAACGGCTCATGGCCGATCATCGTATAAACCTGCTTCCGGCGCGGTGAGACATCCTTGAGCATGCGGAACACGCGCTCGACGTTCGCCCCCTCTGTCGTCTCATCGTATCCAAAGCGCCACGGGCCTTTAAGTATCGGCTTCCAGCGGGCATAGACCTCATCATCAAACGTGGCGGGCTCAAAGCCGCTGTTGGCATCGAGCAACGGCACGTCGGCCGTCTGGTAGCGGCCGACGATGTGGCGCTGGTAGTCGGCCGGCAGGGCGGAAAGGTTATCGTCGCAGAGAACCGGACGCGGCGTGAAGTCGGGCAGCAGCGTGAATACCTTGCCGTCCATCTTTGGCACGATGCAGAACCAGCAGCCGACAGGGCAGCCGTAGCTTGCGCGCGTGGCCATCGGATTGTGCCGCGCGATCGCGTCGGGGATACTGCCGCCGACCTCACATAGATCGGCTAGATACTTCTTCTGCGTGAACGTGCCGGGGCCGCCAGCCTTCACGATGCAGCCCAGCGCCCGATAGTATTCGGCAATCTTGCGCGCGCCCGGAAGCTGCCATGTGAAGGCAACCGAGATGAAGGCAGCATCGCCCTCTCGCCAGTGCACGGCCTGCCTCGACCAAGAGCCTTTATCGGGTGCCAATGCGTGACCTCGTCCTTAGTTGGAAAGCAAAGCTGGTCTTACACAGGCCCGCGCTTCGCGGGCGAACTCCCATCCCCTACGGGAGGGGCAGGGAGAAGGCAGGCGCGGAGTTCAATCAAATAGCCCTGCACGACTTGAACGGCAGTGCGGCGTTGATCGTCGTGTCCGGAATTGAGTGACCAGCTTCCTGGTCCTTGCCGAGCGTGTCGGCGACGAGCCGGGCCATCTCATCGCACGCACAAATGTTTGATAACTTGTCGGGCTGCTCGATCTTGCAGACACGGGCGCAGCCATCGCGCCACTTGTCACGCACCGCCAGCCGGACCGTCTCGCGAATGCCCACCCCCTCCCCTTCCTGCTTGGTGGAGAGGGTGGCGGTGGCCAGTTCAAGCGCTTCCTTGATCTCCATGTCCAGATGGGCAGAACCGCCGCTATCCTCGTTAAGCAACGACGGACACTCGCCCCAGACCATGGCGTGCAGGTTCTCTAATGCGTTAGCTGTCTTGCGCAGCGCCTCCATTCCCCCTAGGGGCTCGGGCGAAAGGTCTGACTTGCGAGGTGCATGCATAATGCCGAGCACGGCTCGCGCCCTACGCACGTCGCCTGCGGTGATGCCGCGTCCAGAATTGGCGTACACGACAACATCATCGTAGAGATCGTGATAGGCTGGCATTACACCGTCGTTTGGTCCACCCAAGGCCGCGAAAGGCTCCAGCGCTTCTCGCATCTTCTCGTCTGTCATGGCTCAATCCACCTCTGCCTTGACCGAGGCCAGTTTCTCGAGCGCCCATTGGTGACCCTTCGCCAGCGCGAACAGGAGATCGTTGCAGCCTTCCTCGTAGCCTCTTGAGAAGCCAGCGTAGAAACAGGCGTGCTCTGCCTCGGTCGTGGGGTTCGCCACCGCCTTTGGTGCGTTGGGGTCGCGAGCGCTTACTTGGTCAGCCATCGGGCTCTTCTCGTCTGTCATGGGGTGTTCCCTTCGGGATTTTCTGCGAGTGATGCTCGCGGCCGGAAGTAGTGCGAGGCCCATTCTTCGGCGTCGGCGCGCCCCCTAAGCAGCGCGGCACATAGAGCCGCCGCAGGCGTGTCAGCCTGTGAGTCGGTCCAATGAATGCTGTCAGATACGAAGACCTCCACATAGGTCACCAATCCCAACTCGCCTCCCGTGCTGAGTGACACTGACATCCAGTCCAAACGGAGCGTCAGGGCATCGTCGGTGTTGGTGGTGTACATCGGCGATGGAAAACGCACGCCGTTGACCGCTTCGCTAATGTCGAGGGACAGTTCGTGGCTCGGCTTCTCGCGTTCACACCTTTCCGCCAGCGCAAGCAGAACGGAAGGATCGATAGGGGGTGATGCGGCTGTTTCGCTCTGTGCCATACAGTCCTCCTAGATATGCGGGCGGATGAGCCGGATCTTGGCAATCTCAGCCGCGCCTGGTGCGCTAAAACGCTCTATCCAGCGGGCGAAATTGATGCCGTGGCGCTCCTGAAACCCGTGCTCGCCGCCCGGTCCTTCGTGCGCTTCATCATGATGGCCACGGCAGAGTGGCACAAGAAGCGCATCCGATGGTTGCCCCCATGCAGGGGGAGAAATTTTGCGGCAATGATGAGGATCTACAGGACCGTTGCATGCCGTCGGCGCCTTACTACGCCGCGGGACCAAGCAGCCGCAGGCAACCACCTTCGCCTTGTGCGCCTTGCAACGCCATGGCCCTTTGGTGACCGCCGATTTACCGAGGCGCTTTGGAACCAACGGCGCCGGCCGTCTTGCCTTGGCGGCCTTTCGCGCCATGGCTTCCTTCCCACGGGCGAAGCTCATTGATCATATTCCCGCGGCGGCGGTTCAGGCCCGATGCCACGATCCGGTTCCTTGAACACGACGCCGTTCGTGGTGCCGAATGCAAACAGCCATTCAGACAAGGACGCGCATTGCTCAGTGTCCAGATCGCTAGTGTGCGGTATCAACAAGCCGATTGCCGAGCCATCCAGCGTGGTGATCACCTCGGGATGGGCGTTGATTTCATGCAGCCACGATAGCGTGGTGGTGCGCTTCCACCATTCCAAATCATGGAGCTCTCCCCACTCCTTCGGCCACGGCAATTGATCGGCGATCTGAGTGAGCAAGCTGTGCAGCAACGCATTTTGGTCGACCGTGCGTGTTTTTTTGCTGATGCGCACCTGCTGGCCCAGCGGAGCGCGCTGCACCGCCTTCAACGCCAGCAGGCGGTCGCGCTCTCCCCAAAGGACGAATGTGGCTGCCACAACCTACTCCAGCTTATCTTCGCCGACGATCTTGTGAAAAATGTCCAGGGTGTCGGTCATGGCAACCCGGATACGCTCATATTCGTGGGTCATCATCTCCTTGATCTTGTCGCGATAATGCTCTTCCCACTTCTTGGCTTGAGACGGCGTGCGACCAGGTGCTTGTAGCCAATCGTCCGAAAAATCAAAAAACTTGCGCGCTGTATCGAAGGCTTCAAATGTCATCTCCTCGGCATCGTCGGCCGGCGGAGAATCGGGCTGCCCGCGCGTGTCCTGCGTAGCGTTGAGATCTTGGACGTCCGTCGTCGTCGGCTTCTCTTTGGTAGGCGGCTTTGCCGAGCGAGGCGGCTTCTTGTCCTGAGCGGGCTGACCGGCGGCAGCAGCTCCCTTGCCGCCACCGGCCGCGGTCTTCGCCGCTTCCCCTCCCGTGCCCGTCTCCGCGGGCTGGTCCTTCTTCTCGAAATCTTCGCGCTTCGGCTCCGTCGGCGACACCGTGACGCTTGCCTCCGGCGTGATGTCGACGGGCGGTTGCTGGCTGAATGCGCCGATTTCGTCGATGGAATAATCACTGCCGATCTCTTCCGGGAAAGCACGGCGCAAGGCAGCCGCTTCCGCGCACTTTTCGTGCTGACCGTTCGATCGCTTCTCCCACATGGCATTGGGGATGTCGGCGAAGTTGTTGATCTTCGCATATGTCTCGAGCCAGAAGACGCGCGGCCCCGGGAACGGCATGCGCTGGCCGTTGAGAAGCCGATAGACCGTGATGCTGCACCACTCGGCATGAGTGACCGTGACTTCCTTGTTCTCCCACTGATCGCCGCCCTGGCCGCGCTTCTTGAGCTTCCCCTTGAATACGCTCGTCAGCGTCGGCCCATACTTCGGCTCGTCCATGCCAGCAAACTGGCCGGTCCGCATAGCCGTCGTGCGCAACTCATTGATGCCAGGCCATATGGTTTCGACGTAGCCGCCGCGCTCGCCGATCGACGAATTCCAGATCGGCACGATGTGCACAGGATGCTTGAACACGTCGAGTTTACGCCGCTTGCAGTAGTCCAATGCCATCAGCACCGACGTCACGGTCTTGGCCGCGGGAAAGATGCTTTCGACCAGCGTACGCCAGCCGGCGCCATCCACGTCATATCGCTCCAGCTCGGTCGCCGGCGGCGGCAGCAGGCGAGGCGGCGCGACCACGGCAACCTGCTGCTTCTGGTTGGGCTCAGCCGACTTGAGCGGCGGAGGCACCGGGCGGCTGCTCGTGTTCGTGGTCTTGGTCGTTGTCGTGGCCATCAGCCCCTCACCACCGAATTGAAGTCCTCGTAGATCTCGACGCCGGCAATGATCAGATCGCAGGTGCCGTCCGACTTCACCGCCGCCTTTACAGCAGCCCTGAGAAGCTGGTCGCTGGACGTGCAGAATTTCCGTGGGACCTTTTTTTCATCGATCACGCGGTGTTTCCATTCCCGCTTCAGCGACGACGTGGTGCCCAAGCTTGAGCGGGTGCGGGTGAGCTCGGCCGGCCGCACCGCCGCCGCTTCCTTGGCTTCCTGGGCCTTCTGTGTGACCGCGCCAGCGAGCGCTTTCTCCTCTGCCGTCTCGGCATCGGCCCGCAAGCGCGTGGCCTCTTCCGCAGCAATCCGGGCCTGCTCTTTCAACTTGGCCTGCTCTTGGATATAGACTGCGGTGTCATAGGCTGTACGCTTGGCCAGGAGGCGCTTCTTGAGTTCAGAAATCGGCGCGCGCATGCCGCCGAAGTGACCGTCGATCACGCGCTCGGCAGCCAGATAGGGTGCCTTCTCGTCAACACGCGTCGCATCCGCCACCTTGTCGAACTTGGTGCACTGCGCGACCATAGCCGACACCTTCTCGGCCGTGTCCATATCCTCCAGTTTTTCCGGCACGCGCCCTTCCGCGTCCAGCAACTCCGCCATTCGCTTCCGGAGGTCCTTGACGATGTCTTTCTCGTCCAGGTTCTCCTTGATCTGCTGCGCGGGATCGATCCCCAGGCTGTTGTCGCCGATGCCTACCAAGCTCATGTCAATTTCCTTCGCCTAAAACGGCATGTCGTCTTCGGGAATCTCGGGCACGCCTATGTCGGCACCGAGCATTTCTTGCTTCCGATCAGCGGACGCCGCGTGTGTCTTGCCAATCAGGTCAGCGGTGTCTTCTGCCGTCAGTTGCATGAACGCCGTCAGGCCATCGCGACAGACCTGAATGGTGTATGTGCCGCCGTCCCGCCTGACGCTGATATAGCGCATCATCCTCTCCTTAAAATGGAACCTTGCTCTTGAAGTGATCGATCGCCTGGCTTGGCGACGCATCCGGAAGATCAGGCCGATGCACCGTCGCATAGGCCGAATGGGCAACCATGAATTCGTAGTCCGCTTTGGTCGTCGGCTCGACGCTGCGCAACTGGATTCCCTCAACCTCGATCGGACAATTGTCGCCCATTAAAATCGCCCGTGGGTCTTTCTCATTCCGGATCAACGCGAGCCATCGATAATGTCTATCAAACGTCTCGCCATCTACGATAGGAGGCCCGAACCACGTCATCACGCCGACGTAGACCCCGCCTTTCACGAGTTTTGCCCGCCAGTAGAAACGCTCACTCACCATCACAGGCATTCGCCGATGATTTCTCGTT